TCAGCGGGGTGGCATCGCGGTCCGGGAACAGCTCGACGACGGCTCCGGAACCATCTTCCTTCCAAGCAGAATGTTGCGAGTTCGAGTCTCGTCGTCCGCTCCAACACCATCGCCCCCATCGTCACCGGTGGGGGCGATGCCTGTCTCCAGCCACTCCACCGGCACACCGGTCCGCAGCGCCCACAGCATGAGCGTGCGTCGATCGACCTTGGTCCGCTCGGCGAGGTAGTTGCCGATGGTGTTGCGGGAGACGTCGAAGTACTCGGCCATCTCTTGGACGCCGAGGCCGGCGTGGTCGAGCGAGCGGCGGAGACGATCACCCACGCGCCACTCAGGCACTGGGGAGGTGTTGGGCATCTGTGTCATGCATTCATTGTGCATAGGTCTGTGCGAACGCGCAAGCAGAAAGCGACACGCGGGACATAGGTCTTTGCCATTGACCTGTGCATTGCTTAAGGTCAGGGCATGGACAACAAGACTTACCTCGGCTCGCAGGAAGTCTGTGCGCAGCTCGACATCCACCAGTCGACCCTGAGTCGCTGGGTCGCTGCAGGCCGAATCGTGCCTGCCATGAAGATGCCTGGCGCCAGCGGCGCCTTCCTCTTCGACCAAGGCGAAGTCGACCGCCTCGCGCAGGAACTCGCCGCATGATCATCGAGCCCCGCGACCTCGAAGCCCGCCGCTTGGTCCCGCTCGACGTCGACCCGACCGCGAGCCTCGACGAACGCTTTGAGGCGTTCCACCGCCTGAACCCCTGGGTCCTCGTCGCGCTCGAGCGTCGCGCTGCGAAGTGGATCGATGCCGGTCACAAGCGGTGCGCGATCGCGATGCTCGTCGAGAACCTTCGCTACGAGTACGGCACGCAGACCGTCGGCGACGCCTTCAAGTTCAACAACAGCTACCGGTCGCGCTACGTCCGGCTCATGGTCGGCCGCCACCCCGAGTGGGCCGACTCGTTCGAGACCCGCGAACTCGCGACCGCGTCCCCCTGATCGCGTCCGGCGCAGCAGGTCTCTCCCGACCTTCCCCACGCTGCGCCGGGCTGCTCAACCCCACGCAAGACGAAGGGCCCCAATCGGCGCTCACCGGGGGCCCTTCAACACAACTACGAGAGGAATCTTACGTGAACACCAACGATCCAATCCCCACCCACGGCACCGTGTCGCTCACCGACAACACGACGCTCGACGCCGGCCTCCTGATCAACCGCGACGACGTCGTGGTCGGGGCCCGCGTCTACACGTACAAGCCCGGCGAGATCCTCGCCGAACACATGTACCTCGATGGTTCGATCTGCGCCGTCACCCCCGAACAGCTCGAGCACCTCGCGAACACCCTGCGCGACGTCGCCCGCCAACTGCGCGAGGCCCGCACCGTCCAGCCCGTCACGGCGGGCATCTGATGCGCGCCGTGTGGGCGCTGTACGCCCTGGCCGTTGCGGCGATCGTCGCGTACGACCGCGGCTCCGGCCCGCGGAGCCTCCTGCTCGTGACCGCGATGGTGATGCTCGTCGCCGCGGTCGCCCGCCTCGCTCTCTTCGCTCGAGCGGCGGAACGCGCATGAACCAGCTCTGCGAGGCGCTCCTCGCCCTGATCCTGCTCGTGGCGTTCGCCGCTGCCGTCGGTCGCCCCTGGATCGACAACCCCACCCTCATCGCCTGGCATGACGGCGACCTCCACCCCGAAGACGAAGACGGAGACCTCTGATGGGCACCACACCTGACAAGACCCCCACCGCCCCGAAGGCGAAGAAGTCCGCCGCCCGGGCTGTCCACCTCCTCGTCCAGACCGGCGAAGACGGCAAGATCACCGCGCTGGAGAACTTCTCCGGAGAGCTCGATGCCCGTCGCCGCCTCGACGGCCGGCCCTCGTGGCAGTACGTGAAGCTCACACCCGGCAGCACTTACTCCGTGAACGAGCTCGGAGGGGTGTCGACCGATGGCTGACGCATCAGCACGCGTGCCCATGGAGGTCACGGTCAGCAGGGCCCGCAAGCGCGACTTCGTCCAGATCGGAAGCCGCATCTTCAACCGCCGGCACATCGTGGCTCTCACCAACATGGGCGCACACAAGACCGTCGTGCACACCGCGACCGGTGACCACTCCGTCAACGTCCGTCTGGCGTACGCGGCGAAGGCCCTCGGTATCGGGGACTTCGACGAGCAGGCAGGTCTGTGATGGTAGGCGTGCTGCCGGGCACCGTGGAGCGGCCCACGATCACCGTCACCGACGAGGACGTTCGTGTCCTCGTGCGCGGCGAGACCATCGCGAAGCTCGTCCAGCTCGACAAGACGAAGCGGTGGGTCATCGCGATCAAGGGCGCGAAGCACCAACCGCAGGAGTCGTGGCGGTTCCGTGAGCAGGCCATCGAAGGCGTTCGGGCGTACTACCGCCACGGGGTGCCGAAGTGAGCGCCGAGATCAAGGGCCTCCGCACCCACGAGCTCATGGCTCGTCTGCGGCGCCACTACATCGCCCCATCAGGCATGCCGGGCGGTGTGTTCGTTCCCGAATGCGGCAAGAACGGCGCATGGGGTGCTAGCAGTCGATGCGACGCCCTCTACGCAGGATTCACCAGCACCAGCGGCCGCATCCTGATCGGCCACGAGGTCAAGGTGAGCCGAGCCGACTGGCTGCACGAACTGAAGCAGCTCGAGAAGGCGGACGAGTGGGCCGACCAGTGCCACGCCTGGTACCTGGTCGTTGCCGAGCCGGGGATCGTGCACGACGGCGAGTTGCCCAACGGCTGGGGCCTCATGGCGCCCACCTCGAAGACACGGACCCGGCTGACGATCCTGACGCCGGCGCGGATCCACGCGGACCGCAACCCGTCGTGGGACGCGGTTCGTTCGATGATGGCACGCCTCGACACCCTTCAAGCCGCAGCAGTAGCCGAGCACTGGAAGGTCGCGCAAGCGGACATCAACGCCCAAGTCGAGCAACGCCTAGCCGCTCGTCCCCTGCCCGTCACGTCACCGGAGGATCAGCATCGTCTGCGTCGTGTCGACGAACTCGAGGCGTCCCTCGGCATAACAGTCAGTGACTGGGACGCCACTGATCGACTGTTCATCCAGCCGTCGCGTCTCGCGCAGGCAGTAAAGCTGCTCGAGGCGCTCGAACAGGCGGGACACAGTTACCAGGGCCTCGGCCGTCTCGCCGACCAGCTCGCCAAGCACTCCACGCACCTCAGGGACGCGCAGCACCTGGTCGCAACCCTTCTGCCTGAGGCGGTGACCGCGTGATGCCTTGCACGCGAGGGATGAAGGTCGCGACCGGGGAGCCGAAGACGGGGTGCCGTGCGGCGTGCCTGCATCGGCTGCTCGTCGATGAGCACCGGGTCGACCGGCACAACTGGGAGCTGATGCGGGAGGAGGCGTCGAACGGTCACGCCACAGAGGCCGCGGAGTTCGAGGCCGAGCACCCAGGGCCGACCTTCAAGGCGCGGCTGATCGCGAACAAGCGGCCCGAACCAGCCGACGTCGAGTCCATCGCACGCGACCGAGATGAGGCGGCAGCATGATCAGGCACACGTTCCAGATCGGCCAGACCGTGAAGGTCGGCAAGGGCGAGCACGTCTGGACGATCACCGGGTTCTTCGGCGAGTTCGGTGACATCGCCTCACTGACCCGGGCCGACCTGCCGTCGTCGAACAGCTCGGCCAACATCACGCGCCTGGTCGAGGTGACGCCGTGAACATCAGCGAAGCAAACGACTGGTTCAAGGCTCTCCGTGCGTTGGAGACCACCGCGTCCGGCAACGCTCGCGAGGATGGCTTCGCCGCGGCCCGCCGCCTAACCGAGCGCGCGAACAAGGCGCTGTCCGCTGGCCCGAACCCCGACCAGGTGCGACTCCTGGTGTTCGGGATCCGCGACGCTGTCGACGAGGCCGCCGACCACGGGGTGATCGCCGAGCTCGGCGATCGGACCGTGAAGACGGTCAAGCCCGCCGGGGGTGTGCTGTGAGCATACCGAAGCAGACCGCCACCATGCTGCCGCTCGCGTTCCTGACGGCGCACCCGAACAACGTCCGCAAGAACGTCGGCGACATCAGCGAGCTGGCGGCGTCCATCCGGCAGAACGGGCTTGTGCAGCCGATCGTCGTCACTGAGCTTCCGAACCGCAAGGGCCAGTACCTGATCCTCGCTGGCCATCGGAGGGCGAAGGCGTGCGAGCGGGCCGGGATGAAGCAGGTCCCGTGCATCGTGCGGCACGACGTCAGCCACCTGGCCGACCACCTGACCCTGATGCTGGTCGAGAACTGTCAGCGCACGAACCTCGGACCGGTCGAGAAGGCCGACGCGATCCGCGAGCTGATGGACCTCGGTCTCACCCAGGCGGAGGTCGCACGCCAGACGGGCATGCACTCGTCGACGGTGAACTCGCTCATCCTCATCAACGAGCTCGACGAGGACTCCCTCGAAGCGGTCAAGGCCGGCGACATCACCGTCGGTGCCGCACAGGAGGCGGTGCGCAAGGAACGCGCAGCGTCCCGTGAACGCCTAGGCGACCCCGCCAGGGGCCGGCCGGTGCAGGTCGACCCGCCGCACTTCCGCCGATCGCACCCGCTGGCCCGGCACGTCAACGACCTGTGTGACCACTCGACCCGGCCGAAGGTCGGCGAGGTCGGGTGCGGTGAGTGCTGGGAGGAGATCATCCGGACGGATGCACTCGGAGGAATCGGGGGGGGGGTCCGCTCCGATGCCGACACCAGCTCGTGAGGTCGACGAGGTCGCTGTGCAGCGCCGCATCGACGGCGACCACAGCGTCCAGCTCAACGTCGGCGAGAAGCGCGAGGCCATCCGTCGGCTACACGCCCGCGGCTTCGACGATGGGCAGATCAGCGACGCGCTCGGCCACCACAAGAAGGTCGTGCTCCGCATCCGCCAGGAGCTCGACCTGCCCCACAACTACGACGCGTACGAGGTAGCGAACAGATGACGACACAGACGATCGGTCTCGGCTCCTGGGTCGTACACCCCGAGCACGGCTTCGCGCAGGTGTGGGACGTGTGGGCGCCCGACGACAACGATCCCGAGGTGCCAGACGAGGACGACGACCGCGTGATCATCGCGACGGGCACCGAGTGCTTCGAGGTGCGCCGCGACACCCTGACGTTGGCCGAGATGGGTGACGTCGCGTGAAGTGCATCCGACGCGCCCATTCCCGATGGTCAACCTGCCGCTGCGACCACTGCATGGCGGTGATGCGCAGAATCGGGAAAGCCGCCCGCGCCGGCCTCCTCGACAGGGTTCCAGCTACTGCAGCATGGACGCGGATCGACGTGTGGCTCGAGGCCGGATTCGAAGCGGCATGGATCGAGACCGCGTGCGGGATCCCACGGGCGTCCATCCAATCCGCGATCATCGAAGCCAGGAACTTGGGGATCCGCCGCAACTTCGGGGCCCGCTACTCCGCCCAGATCGTGAACGCTGACATCTGGACAGCCACAGCCGGCCGCACATCCGCGATCGGATCACGTCGTCGCCTGCGGGCCCTGCAGGTGATGGGCTGGACGAACGAAGCCATCGCCGCTGAGACGGGCATCAGCTTCGTCACCTTGGCCAGCATCCAACGCGGGTCAGCGACGAAGGTTCACGCCCGCCTGTACCACCCGATCCGTGAGGCGTACGAACGTCTCGCCGACGTCGACGGCGGCTCGAAGTACGCGAAGATGCGCGCCACGAAGCGAGGGTTCCTCCCACCCGCTGCGTGGGACGACCCCGACACCGATCCCGACACCGACCAGCAGGACGACGTCGTGGACGACGTGGCCATCGAACGCGCGCTCCAGGGCGTCGACCCCTTGTCCCTCACCGCCGCGGAGCGCAGAGAGGCCGTGAAGCGCCACCTCGCCGCCGGCGGCACTGCCACGAGCTTCCAACGCATCACGGGCATCGTCGCGTCCCGCTACACCGAACAGGAGTCCATCCCCGCATGAGTATCGAAGCAACCGCGTGGGCCCTGAAGAAGGCCGACGTCCCCGACCCGATCGCGCACCTGGTGCTGATCGGGCTGGCTGATCACGCCGCCGACGACGGCACCGGTTCGTGGCCGTCGATCGCGACCCTGGCGAAGTACGCACGCTGCTCTGAGCGGTCCGTGCAGCGCAAGCTGCGGGCGCTCGAAGAGATGGGAACGATCGTCCAGGGCGACCAGCGGATCGTGCAGCATGTTCGCTCTGATCGGAGGCCGATCGTGTGGAACCTTCCGATCTACGGGGTGACCGTGAGTCACCCCGTAGAAGTGGCCCACGGGGTGACAGCCCAGGCTCCACGGGGTGACAGCCCTGTCGTCCACGGGGTGACAGCCGTGTCACCCGAACCGTCCTTTAACCATCCTGAACCAGCAGCGGCACGCGGCAACGATTCTCGACCAGAACAGATCAACGAGCTGCACGCCGGCTTCGCCGCCCACGCAGCCCTCGACTCGATCTCGTTCACGATGCGAGCCGTCGACGTGACCACCGTCTGCGCCCTCGTGGACCACCACGGTGTCCAACGACTCGTTAGAGCAGCCCTGGCCACGAAGACCGGGAACGTCCGCCGGGCGACCGCGTTCATCGAGACCTGGTCAGACCTCAAGGCCGGCTTCCTGCCATCCGAGACCGTGACCGCGATCGGGCCCCTGTGCCCGGAGTGCGCCGACACCGTCGCCCGCTGCGACGTCATCGCCCGAGACCAAGACCCCGAGCACCGCTGCCGCGGCGCCGAAGACCGCTACGACGAGAGGCACACCGCATGAAGCTCACAACCATCTGGACACTGCCAGCCATGACGCTGGCAGAACGCGTCCGCCGCACGCTGGATCTGTTCGACATGAAGATCGCCTCCGCGCTGCCGAAGCGGGTGAAGTACTGGGCCTTCATCCAGTCCGGCTCGTCGGCTATGGAGCCGCACGAGGTCGTCGGTAGCCAGGGCTTCATGGATTTGTTGCAGCGGCTCGAAGGAGCGCCGCGCTCGTGACCCTTGTCTACCTTGACACCGAGACGACCGGCTTGGACCCGAACAAGCACGAGGTCTGGCAGATCGCATACGCCATCGACGGCGACGACGTCCGGACGTCACACGTGGCGCACCACGGCCTCACGGCCGACGCGACTGCGCTCGAAATGAATCACTACTTCGACGAGATGCCCCTGGAGAAGCTCCACGGCGCCAACAGTCAGATGTGGGAGTGGCTGCTGTTCCAAAACCTCCACGACGCGACGCTCGTCGGAGCGAACCCGTCGTTCGATGCCGCGTTCCTCGCGAACCGCTGGGGTAAGGCGCCCTGGAGGTTCCGACTCCTCGACGTTGAGGCGTACGCAATGGGTGCGCTCGGCTTCGACGAACCCCGCGGCTTGGCCACCATCTCGAACACTCTCCGCGATCAGCATGGTTACGAGATTCCATCACCGGACCACACCGCGGCTGGTGACGTCGCGGCCCTCCGGGCATGCCACCTCGCGCTTCAGTCCATCTATGTCGACCTGAAGGAGAACTGACCGATGAGCAGCATGATCCCGATCGGCATCCCGCCGTCCGCCGTACGCAACAACCCGACCGCCCGCGCGGTCCACGTCGGTCCGCCGCCGGGCATCTCCGACGACGACTGCGGCACCCCCGAGGTCCTCGTCGGCGACTCTGAGGAGGGTTACCCGTTCTTCGCCGACTACTGGCGCCCGACTTCGGGGCAGCTGCAGACACTGATCGACGGCGGCTACCTCGAGCTTCGCCAGTACGTACCCCGCATGATCATGCACTCGCTCACGGTCCTGCCGGCCGAGGACGACGACCTCTGATGGACGACGTCAACGCCGAACTCCTCGACCTGATCTTTGAGGCCGAGCGACGCGGCCTGATCAAGATCCGCACGAAGGGGGCCGACAACGAGCATGGTGGAGTCAGCCGGGCGAAGTTGATGGATCTCATCAACGGGTCCGCCTGGCTCAAGGACCGCCGCGGCGAGCCGTCTTGGCAGCAGGTCCGTGCCGAGCACTGCACGGCGCTGATTCGGTTCCGCGAGCACCTGCTCGAGAACGACGGTTACCGCGACCCCGAGCACGACCCCGTGGTCTACGCGATTAACGCTCGTCTCGCCCTCGTCCAGAAGGGCCACGCATGAATATGGCGAAGCTACGGCGTAAGAACGCCGTCCTCGAAAGTCGTCTCGCGATGGCCGGTGATGTGTGGCGTGGCATCACGGCCGAGAACCGCTCACTAGTCGAGCAGGCCGCCGCGGCTGAAGTCGAAGCGATCCAGACCCGCCGCAAGGACCTTGCACGCATCGCTGCGATCCACCGCACGGTCCAGCGCGCCTCGACCGGTAGCCGCCGCGGCATCCGGAACTACTGCGAAGAGTGCAACGTTCCGTTCCCGTGCCGCACCGTCGAGACGATCGGACGCATGGGCGACGAGCTCGACGCTCTCTACCGCGCGGCGAAGGCGGCGTGATGGCGACCAACGGCCCCGCCCCGGAGATCTGCGCGCTCGTCGACGAACGCGCGGGGGAGTGCTGCGAGATGTGCGGCCGCCACGCCCAGGGCGGCTCCCGCCACCACCGCCGGTCGAAGCGCGTCCGCCGGCCCGACACGAACATGCCAGCGAACCTCGTGCTCCTCTGCGGCTCCGGCAGCACCGGATGCCACGGCTGGGTCCACACGCACGTCCGCGAAGCCACCGAGCTGGGCCTGATCGTCTCCCAGTGGGCCACACCCGCTGACGTCCTCGTCGTGCTCACCACCGGAATCGTCTACCTCGACGACTACGGCAACTACGTACCCACCGAAGGAGCAGCAGCATGATGCCGTACCCGGACAACCAGAGGACCGTAAAGGTCCGTATCCGCGCGGAGGAGCTCGGCCAGCTGCTCGGCATCCCCGCCGGCGCGCACATCGTCGCCGTCCAGTCCCGCATCGACCCGCCGAGCATCGACGTGCTCGTCTGGTCGGCCGACTTCCCACTGAAGGAGTACGACCCCGACTCCGAGTCGCCCTACGCCTACTCGGAGGTCGTGGTCACCTCGCAGGATGACGCCCCGATCCACGTCGAGCGCATCTGGCACTGGCCCACCACGGCCGAAAGCGGTGGCGCATGAGCACGCGCACCCCGATCGAACGGACTCAACGCATCGCCACGACCGTCGAGACGCTCGCCGAGGCGTGGGCCTTCGTGATGGCACACATCGACGACGTTGGCCCGGACCCATCGGTCCAGATCGACCCCGTCTGGTCGCGTCCGTTCGAAGCCGACGACGACGCCGAGTGGCCGCGGCACTTTTCGGTCGTCGTCTCCGGGATGGTCGAGGATCCCGCATGACCAGCATCAGCGAGACCTGCGCATGCGGTTCGGTGCATCGAATCGATGACCCGCAGGAGAACTGGACCGCCGCAGCGTTGCAGGAGTCCTTCGCCTTGTGGCGCAGCTCGCACCAACACGCGATCGCGAGGGATCGTGGACTGTGCATGGCCGAGGGGCCAAGCTTCCAAGGCCCATCTCCTCACACCCCGCTGTGCGCTCTCCCCGCCGGCCACCTAGGCGCCCACCACGACGGCCTCGACGGCATGGACTGGAAAGACCGAAACGAAGCTGCCGCCAGCGAACCTCCCCACATCGAGGACCACACCGGATATCCGGTGCAGGCCCAGCCGACGGACACGTTCCTCGGCTTCATCACCCCCGCCATGGATGGAGACGACAGATGATCACTGAGGACTTCTGCGACGTGGGCGACTCGCCGTCCTACTCCTGCCACCACTGCCGCCCCGACGGACCCGTCCCGCCGACTGTCGTCGAGCGAACCGCGGCGATCGTGCGCCGCATCGAACGCCGCGAGGCCCTGACCACGATCACCCCCGTGATCCCGACGCCGATGGACTTCGCCGACTGGGCCGAGTCCGTCACGTCCCGCCCTGACGACAACGGCAAGCTCGAGCGAGGCAACGCGTGAGCGACGAGACCACTACCGCAACCCCGGGCGCCACACAGGCAGACCTCGGCGACGAGCTCACGAAGCTCGTCGGGTGCTACACCCAGTTCGTCATCGAGGCCACGTACAAGGCCAACGACCGCGAGATGCCTGGTGGTGACGCGATGCAGGCCATGGCGCCGGCTGCGAATTTGCAGGCGTGGGAGCAGGGGTTCGAAGCTGCGGAGCGCCTAGCTGAGGTGAAGCTCGACCGTGGCCGCGCGGCGGAGGCCGCCGAGCTGCTGGCGTACGTCTTCGACCAGTTCGACACCGACACCCACCCTGAGCTGATCCTCACCGATTGGGAAGCGCAGATCCGCCACGAACGCGGAGACGACGTCAGCCTGCGCTCCGACGTTCTGAAGGCCGCCGCCTACATCCGCCGGTCCATCCCCTGGCTGTACAGCCTCAACGACAAGGGCCGGCCAGTGTTCGTCGAGCACGAGGCGCTGCACGCCGACCTGAAGAACGTCCGCAAACACCTCGAGTCCATCCTGAAGTCCGGGAACCGGGCCGAGTTCACCCGCGTCCACTGCATCTCCGACGCCTGCGAAGCGGCCGTCACCGAATCCGAGGACCGCAAGACCACCCCACGGCTCATGAAGATCTGGGCTGCACAAGTGCGCTGGGACCGGTACCGCTGCCCTGTCTGCCGAACCGAGTACGACCAGCAGCAGTTCAAGATGGCCGAGTCGCAGAACCTCCACTCAGCGGGCGCCGAACGGTACGTCACACCGTCTGACGCCATGAAGGCCAGTGGCGTCCCGAAGGACACCCTGTACTCGTGGATGCGTCGCGAGAACGTGAGAATCACGAAGGAGGAGGGCAGCGGCCACACCCTCGTCTGGTGGCCTGACGTGCGCGACCGTGCGGTCGAACGCACCGCACGGCTCAAGCTCGAAGCCGCACGCCGTGTCGAGCGCGCGGCCGCGAAGGAAGCCGACGCGCACGTCGAGGCTGAGAGGATGCAGGCATGAGCGCGCTGACTGAGTTCCTGCTGGCACGGATCGCCGAGGACGAGGCGGTCGCGCGAGATGCTGGCGGTGACGAGTGGCGCGAAGCCGACGTCGAGTATGGCCGTGAAGCGTACTCAGGGCTGCAGGTCTATCGGCGGAACGGCCGCCCGATCGCGGAAGCCTACCTGCTCGACGCGACACTTGGTCGCCACATCGCCCGCCACGACCCCGCCCGAGTCCTCGCCGAGTGTGCGGCGAAGAGGGCTATCGTGGCTGAGCACGTGGCGTACTTCGAGGTGTGCGCCGTCTGCTACGACCAGGACGCTTCATCTCCTGGTGACTTCGTGATGAAGGCCTATCCCTGTGACACCCTCCGTGCCCTCGCCAGCGTCTACGCCGACCATCCGGACTACCGATCGGAGTGGGCGCCGTGAGCCACCACCTACGCATCGTCTCCGACCCTGACCTCGGGTCTATCGCGGAGGTCATCGACGACGAAACGGGACAGGTGCTCGGTTCATGCGCCGATAGCCCGCGCCGAGCGGATGGCCTGATGGTGATTGTGGATGAGACCAGCATCTTCGAGCACGGCTACCTACTCCCGTGGCACAGCGCCCCGCGGGATGGCGACACGCAGGCTGATCCAGAACTGTCATGACTGTGTGGTATCGGTGTGGTCTAATTGTGGTGCACACCATTCTCAGGGTTCGGCGACCCCGAACGCAGGCTGTGCAGGGCGTGACCATCACCGCCATCACGAGCCGAGCCTGACCATGTGGGACTCGGACGGCAGCAGGAACAACGCCGCGCACAAGGCATGGCGCGTCGAGGTCCTCGACCGTGACGGCTGGTCCTGCCAGCTGCAGCACAGGCACTGCGAGGGCCGAGCCAACGAGGCTCACCACCTCGTCCGCCCTGCCGTGCGCCCCGACCTGGAGTACGACCCGGGCAACGGCGTCGCCGCGTGTCCGTCGTGCCACAAGGTCGAGACTCAGAAGCAAGCGACCGAAGCTCGACGTGTGTCGAACGCTCGAGCGCGACGACCGCGCGAGCAGCATCCCGGCCTGAGCTGACCGGCTGAGCACCCCCGGGTGGGGAGCCCCCTCCCCGGGGCGTTGCTGTCCTCCGGAACACACTGCCGCTCGGATCCTGTACGGGTCTGGGAGTTGAGCCACCTCGCCCCACGATCTGCCGCACCGCCGGCCCCGCGGCTCCCGCCGCCCAGCAGAACCCCTCGCGCCGCGATCCCGACATGGGAGTCGGCGCCGTCCCGACATGGGAGGTACAAGATGGCAGGCACAGGCCCGGCCCCGAAGCCCGCCGACCAGCGCGCGCGTCGCAACGCGACAGTCGGCATGACGCAGCTCCCCTGGAACGGTCGCAGGGGTCGCGCCCCGGCGTGGCCGCTCATCGACGACCTCGACGCTGTCGTCGCTCGCGACATGGCGAAGCGCGACGCTGACGAGGCGCAGGAGGATCTGCGCATCCTTGCGGACACCGGCGAGCTCGAGGTGATGGCTGCCGGCGATCGTCGCAAGCTCGAGAGCGCATACGAGCGGCTCCGCCACAAGCATCTGATGCTGGACGCGAAGATCGAGGCGCAGAAAGAACTGCAGCTCGGTCTCTGGAAGGACCTGTGGAAGACGCCGCAGGCCACTCAGTGGCAGAAGTTGTCGTGGACTCGCGACGTCGCGCAGTACGTGCGCCACAAGGTCTTGGCTGAGCTGGGATCGCTCGATGACGCCAAGGAAGCGCGCCAGCTGGCTGACCGTCTCGGTCTGTCGCCGCTGTCGCTGCTGCGGCTCCGCTGGGAGATTCAGTCGAAGCCCGAGACAGCGAGTGCCTCGCGCACCCGGTCGGCCTCGACGAAGTCGTCGCGTGCTCGGCGTGGGCCGCTCACCGCGGTGCCGGATCTTCCGGCGCAGTCGCCTGCACCATCTGAGTAGCGATGCCATGGAAGCCCTCGGCTCCTGGCGAGGTACCGACGCTCGGCTGGTACGTCATCGACTGGATGACGGAGATGCTCGCGCGGCCCGCCGTCCTGGAGTACGAGCCGTTCGTCCCGTACCTCGAGCAGGAGGACTTCCTCCTCCGCTGGTACGAGATCGATCCCCTCACGGGCCGGTTTCGCCACGACCGCGGCTTGCTCGGCAGGCCGCGCGGCTGGGGTAAGTCCCCGATCCTTGCGGCGATCGCCGCGGCGGAGGGTCTCGCGGATGTTCTGCCGGACGGTTGGGATGCGGACGGCCAGCCAGTCGGCAAGCCGTGGACGACCGTGCGCACACCCTTGGTTCACATCGCTGCTGTGTCCGAAGAGCAGACGAAGAACACATGGCAGCCCCTGCTAGAGATGCTGCGCGAGGGCCCGGTCATCGACGAGTACCCCGGCCTCGAGCCGATGGATACGATGGTCAACCTGCCGCGCGGCAAGATGCAGCAGGTCACAGCGTCAGCCCGCACCATCAAGGGCGCACCATCGACGTTCGCGGTCCTCGACCAGACCGAGGAGTGGGTGCCGTCCAACGGTGGCCCCACGCTGGCGCAGAACATCCGGACGAACACCAGCAAGAACGGCGGCCGGACGCTCGAGTCTCCGAACGCGTTCATCCCTGGCCAACACTCAGTCGCTGAGGCGTCGGCGGCGTTCGCCGACTCGATCAAGTCGGGCAAGGCGCTGACCAAGGCATTTCTGTACGACCACCGCGAAGCGCCGGCCGACACCGACCTGTGGGAGCGCGAATCGCTGGTCGCGGGGATGCGTGTCGCCTACGGCGACTCCTCGGCGCACCCGGACGGTTGTGTGATCCACGATCCACCGTGTGCGCCTGGGCACGCGGATCTCGAGTCACTGGTAGTCCGCATCTGGGACCCCGCGTCCGACCCGCAGGTCTCGCGGAGCGACTTCCTCAACCAGATCACCCACGCGTCGGACTCGTTCATCAGCCGGCCCGAGTGGAACTCGCGATCCATCCAGACGCTCGCTGATGCGGACGATCCCGTCGAGGTCGCTCCGCTCGCCAAGGGCGACATGATCACGATGGGCTTCGACGGCTCACGCAAACGCAAGCAAGGTGTCACTGACGCCACGGCCCTCGTCGGGTGCCGCGTCTCGGACGGCCTCACGTTCCCGATCGGGATATGGGAACAGCCGTCCAACGCCGGCGACGAGTGGCGCATCCCAACCGACGCGGTCGACGCCGCCGTCCGCGAAGCGTCCGCAACGTACAAGGTCGTCGGCTTCTACGCCGACCCCGCGAAGTGGGACGGCTTCGTCGCCCAGTGGGAAGCCCGCTACGGCGCCGACCTGCTCGTGAAGTCGACACGGTCCAACCCCATCGAATGGTGGATGACCGGCGGTCGTGCGCGACTCGTGACCAGGGCGCTCGAGCAGTTCCTCGACGCGGTCCTCAACGGCGAGCTGATCCATGACGGGAACCGCACCCTCGCGGCTCACATCCTCAACGCGCGCCGCCGCAAGGTCACTGGCGGCTGGGGCATCTACAAGGAGTACCCGGACTCTCCGAACAAGATCGACGCTGCGATCGCCGCAGTGCTCGCGTGGCAGGCGCGCATGGACGCTGTCGCCGCCGGCGTGCTCGAACAACCCAAGCGCACATCCACCAAGGTGGGTCGCCTCGATCGAGGCCGCAGACAGTGACGGAGGGAGGCCCCGTGGAGAAGAAGCCCGCGCACGGCAGCCCCGACTGGTGGTTCAAGGTGCTCGCGACCCGACTGGTTGATCGCCGCATCGGCCGGACCAACGGTAAGAAGTGGGACCGTTCGCAGCTGAAGTCCACCAAATCTCGTCCGGGTCTTGAGCTGCTCGACGCCTACCGTCGCGGTGAGCCGCCCCTGCAGAACGTCGCCTCCGAGTGGCAGCCCCACGTGCGGGAGTTCATGCGCGTGAACCGCCTCCACATCGCGGACCTGCTGGTCGCCTCGTCAGCAAACCGTATGCAGCTGCGTGACTTCCGCACCGCGGCCGCTGACGACGAGGTCGGAGACCAGAGGGCACGCGACATCATGCGCCTCAACGGCATGAAGGTGAAGGCCCGTGACCTGCACACCGACATGTTGGCGCTCGGCGATGCGTACACGATCACCACACCGAAGACGGCTGACGAGAAGTACGCCCGCATCACGGCGGAGTCGCCGCTGGAGGTCATCACGGCTCACGACCCCGTTACGGGCGAGATCGTCGCTGGCTTGAAGCTGTTCCGCGACGAATTTGACGGCGACGACATTGCGTACCTGTACCTCCCGGGTGTGATCAAGCGCGCGACCAAGCCCGGCGTCACCACGATCACGGCGAGCGGGTTCCGCTTCTCCGACAAGTGGTCGTGGGACGACCAGTTCGGTCAGGACAAGACCGGCGAGGAGCTCGTGCCCGGCAACCGTCTCCCCATCGCCCGGTTCCAGAACCGCGACGGCGTCGGCGAGTTCGAACGCCACCTCGGCACCCTCGATCGCATCAACGACAAGATCGCGAACGAGTGGTGGCTGGGCAAGCTGCAGGCGCACCGGCAGGGCGCAGTCAAGGGCCTGCCCGATAAGGACGACGAAGACGAGGACATCGACTACACCGACGTCTTCATCCGTGACCCCGCGGCCCTGTGGCGCGTCCCGAAGGACGTCGACTTCTGGGAGTCCAACACGACGGACATCACTTCGTTGAGCAACTCGATCCAGAAGGACCTCGAGCGCCTCGCAGCCGTCACGCAGATCGCGCTTGCGTCCATCACGCCCGACGCGGCAGACGGATCCGCCGAAGGTGCAGCGTTGATGCGTGAGGAGCACGTCTTCAAGGTGGAGGACCGCCTCGACCGTGCCGCCGGCGGATGGGCGCAGACCATGAGCCACGCGTTCTACTTCTCTGACGACGAGGATCGGGCCGAGCTCTCCCAGCTCGAGGCGTTGTGGGGTCCGATCGAACGGTTCAGTCTCGAGCAGAAGTCGCAGGCCGCCTCCCAGGTGAATGGCATCCTCCCGACTGAGGCGATCTACACCGACATCCTTCAGTATCCGCCCGCTGAGGTCGCAAACCTGCGCGTCATGCGTGGCCGCGACATGCTCTACCAGGGCACGCCTGTCTGATGGATCAGCAGACGCAGGACCAGGTCGAGCGTCTGATCGCGGCCTACGCGGCGCAAGCCGCTCTGCAGGATCTCCGGGCACGGGAAGCGGCCGCATCGTTGTGGACTGGCTTCGCTGAGTGGTACAGCGCGGCAGCGGTCGCCGAAATCGCCTCTCAGGCTGCCGCGCAGTCGGTCGCCGGCCAGCAGGTCGCCGCGGGCCTCGCGCAGCAGTACGCCGCCACCCTGGTGAACCTGATGCGCGGGCCCACCGGCCGTCCGGCCGGTCCCCGAACCCGTTCGGTCCCCGCAGTCAGGCAGGGCGCCGACCTGCTCGAGGTGTACAGCCGCCCAGCTGCGAAGTTCCGCCGGCAGTACGCCTTCACCGAAGACGACCAGGCGGCCACCACGGCGGCCCTTGAGCGTGCGCAGGAGCTCATCGAGACCGATCAGCTGCTCACACGCCGTGAAGTCACCCAGCAGACGTTCAAGTCGCTCGGCGTCAGACGACTCCGCAGGGTCATCCACCCGGAGTTGTCTGAGAGTGGCACGTGCGGCCTGTGCGTGGTGGCTTCGACCAGGACCTACGCCGTCGACGAGCTCATGTCGATCCACCCGCCGCACTGCAAGTGCACGTCCGCACCGGTCGACGGCGACGACGACCCAGGGCAGGTTCTCAACGAGAAGGATCTGCCCGGCTTGTACGCCGCCGCGGGCGGGACTTCGGCCGCCAAGCTGAAGCGGATCCGTGTCCGTCAGCACGGCGAGTACGGCCCGACCCTCGTCGACGCGGACCACTCATTCCGCGGCAAGCGGCAGGTCGGGCTCGACGACGACCCGGAGCGGGCCATCAAGATGCTCGCCCAGCTCCGCCCCGTCCTGACCAGCCTGGAGGGCCGTGAGGCCGCCGGCGAAGACGTCACCGAGCCGCTGCGCTACCAGCGCGGCCTGATCGCTCGACTCGAAGCGGTCGCACCACCCCAGTAGCCCGCCATGGGCGCCCACCACCCGACATGGGAGACAGCATGAACACCACCTGCCCGCGCATCACCAAGCCGGCCGACCTCCACGCTCCTGGCGCGATCGAGCAGCTCATCGCCTTCCACCGCCAGACCTTCGGCGGATGGACGATGGAAGATCCCACCGATCCTCCGACCGATCCCCCCACGGACCCGCCCACGGACCCGCCGACCGATCCCCCGAAGGATCTCGGGTTCCCGGCGAACACGCCCGTCGCCGAGATGACGGTGGCGCAACAGGCCGCCTACTACCAGGACAAGGCCCGCAAGCACGAGGACCGCAACAAGGAGTGGCAGCGCACCTTGGGCGGGAAGACCGCGGCTGAGGTGGCTGCCGAGCGAGCCGAGCTCGAGACACTCCGAGCCGCCAGCCTCACCGACAGCGAGAAGGCCGTCGAGGACGCGAAGAAGGCCGGCAAGGCCGAGTCGGATGCCCAGTGGGGCACGAAGCTCGTGGCCGCCAAGTTCGAAGGCGCGCTGTCGCACCTCGACGAGGACCGCATCAAGACGATCTTGGACACCCTCGATCTCTCCAAATTCATCACCGACAACGGCGACGTGGACACCGACAAGGTGAAGTCCACGGCCGCCGCACTGGCCCCAGCCGACACGGGAGCGGGCAACGAAGACAGGCGCGACTACGGCGGAGGACGCCGCGGGCCTGGAAGCGGATCCGGAGGCACAGGCGGCTCAGCACCTGGTGGCGGCATCGCCGCCAGGCGAGAAGCCCTCCGCGCCGAACGAGAAGCCAAGAAAACCAACTCCAACGTCTGAAAGGACACCAGTCATGCCCGGTCTCAAGACCAAGCAGTACGGCACCGGTGACTACTCCTGGATGCGGAACACCGACGGCCTCGACGAGGCAATCACCGGTGTCATCGACATCTCGGACTTCACCGCCGGCACGCACTTCCCGGACGGCTACCTCCGCTCCGGAACCCCCGTCCGCATCGACGACCTCGACGACATCCGCCCCTGGGCCGACGTCTCCGGCGCCGTCCTCGGCTTCCTCAAGGGCGACTTCAAGACGGACGGCGTCGAAGACGTCAACGTCGCGGTCATCACGCGAGGGAACATCAAGACCGCCAAGCTGCCGGTCACCTTCACCGTCCCCACCACTGCGGTCCAGTACCGCTTCTTCTTCGGGAGCTGACGAACCATGCCACTCTGGACTGATCTCATCGATCCCGTCGAGGCCACCGCCATCGCCCGGGAGGAGCAGTACGAGATCGAGCGCCGCCGCGGCGGCACGCTCGCTCGATTCCTGCCCAACGTGCTCGTCGACTCCGACCACGTCAAGTTCTACCCGGGCGTCAACGGCCTGGTCGACGCTGCGCGCTACCGCGCCTTCAACGCCCGGCCCGAGGTCGGCAAGGGGCAGGGAGCCAAGGCCAGCACCATCGACCTGCCCTCCATCGCCCGCACCGAGCCGATCGACGAGCAGACGCAGAAGGACTTCCGGCGCCTGTCCGACGACCGGATCAAGAAGAGCGTCGAGTCCGCGATCCGGCGGAACGTGCAGGCCATCTCCCAGACCCAGGAGATCGCCCGCGGCAAGGTCATCGACGCGGGCGCCCTGCTCGTCGACGAGGACAACTTCTACATCAACGACGTGTTCGGTCGTGACGGCGCACTGTCAGTCGCAGCTGGCACGGGCAACTGGTGGGCTGACGCGGCGGTCGACCGCCTGTCGGCGCTCAGCGCCTGGTCGGACGTCTACGCGACGTTCAACGACGACAGCCGTCCCGGCCGTCTCGTGTTCGGCAGCCGCGCCGCCTACAACGCGTTCGCGGCCGGCAACCAGTTCAAGACGCTGGTCGGCGCCGCCGCGTCGCGTCCGCCGCTCGCCGGGGAGGTCACGTCGTATGTCGCGTCCGCCGGCCTGCCGGAGTTCGAGATCTACGAGCGCCGCGTGTCGATCGAGGGCACGATGACGGCCGTCCTCAACCCCAAGAAGGTCTACTTCCTGCCCGAGCCGGTCGACCCGGACGAGGAAGAGGGCTCACTCCTGGGCGCCACGTACTGGGGACTCACCATCTCCGCCGGGTACGAGGGTTGGGGTATCGAGGAGGACGAGCAGGCCGGCATCGTCTGCGGCGTCTTCAAGGACGAGAAGGTCGGTTCCTCGATCGAGGTGGAGGGGGACTCGATCGGTGAGCCGATCGCGGCCAACCCGAACGCCGCGATGGCGATCCAGGTGCTCCAGTGAGCGCCGTCATGAGGTACACGGTCATCCGGCCTCACCCGGTGACCGGCGTCGTGTCGATCCTGCGGGAGGGTGAGCCCGTGCCCGACTGGGCCGACGACCTCGTCCACGAGGACGACCTCGTCGAGGTCGAAGCCCCGGCCGCCGTCAAGCCCTCGGGCACCGACGACGAGCGGGTCACGGAGGCCGAAGAGGTCGCACGAGTGGCCACCGAGGCACTCACGACCGCGGAGTCGCGGATCAGCGAGCTCGAGGACGAGCTCGAGGCCGCGATCGCCGAGAAGGTTGCCGTCCGCGGCTACCCCGACGGCGACCCTTCCGAGGACTGGAAGGGCGACGAGCTCGACGCCTACGCCGCCGCGAAGACGGTCGACATCAGCGCGGCGAAGAACAAGGCCGAGAAGGCCGCCGCACTGCTGGCAGCGCAGAACTGACGGGAAGGGGCGCCGCATGGGACTCACACTCAGCCTCCCCGAGCTCGAGGCCCAGTGGCGCCCCATCCCTGACGAGCAGACGGAGAAGGCAGAGGCGCTCATTCAGCGCGCGATCTCTCTTCTCCGTCTGCGGGTCCCCAACCTCGACACGAGGGTCGATGAGAACTCCGACCTGATGGTCGTTGCCAAGGGCGTCGTGATCGACATGATCAAGCGCGCCCTGCCCGCCGACGGCGACGACACCGGCGGCGGCGAGGTCAGCCAGCACCTACAGGTCGCAGGGCCCTTCACGGACCAGAAGCTCTTCCGCACGGCATCCAAGAACCTGTACATCCTCGACCAGGAGCTCGCTCTACTCGGCCGCCGCGGTGGCCGCCGGGTCGGAACGATCTACACCCCGCCTGGTCGATGAACTTCCCCTACGGCTTCACCGCCACCGTCGAGCGCCCCACAGGCTTCGACGACGAGGGCATCTCGCTCGAGTCCGAGTTCCCCGACAAGACCATCGCGCGGTGCGCTCGCGACCAGGTGAGCACTGTCGAGACCGTCGACGGCGCGCAGGTCGTCGTCACCAAGGAGCGGATCCTGTGTGACGACCCTGACGCCGATGTTCACGAGTCTGACGTGCTGATCCTGCCGGACGGCACCCGCTGGAACGTCACCGGCGAACCAGACCGCCCCAGCAGCCCGTTCTCAGGCTGGAACCCCGGGTGCGTCATCCCCGTCGAGCGCGCTGCCGGCGCCACACCCCCTCAGCCCATCGAGGAGTGACCATGGCCGACGTCGAGTACAAGCACGACTACCGCGCCGTGCCGCAACTGGCCAGATCGGCCGAGATGCACATGGTCATGATCGATAAGGCGTTCGACGCGAAGGACTTCGCGGTTTCGATCAGCCCCGACGCGCCCCCCTACGGCGAGGGGTACATCGCCTCGTTCGAGGTCGACGGCTCCAAGTACGAGACCATCAACGGTTTCAAGCGCGCGGTCGCGCAGCTGGTCAACACGTCGGACCATGCCTGGTACGTCGAGCGAGGCACCGACCGGTCGTCCGGAATCTCTTCGACGGCCCCGTCGCCCTACGGGCGCGGTCACCATGTGCTGTCCCGCACCATCGACTTCCTAGAGCACTCCTGATGGCGGTCGACGCGTGGGGGTTCGAACCCTTCACGGACGAAGACCTCACCGGAGACATCGAGGTCGCTCTCAAGGCGTACCTGAAGCCGGCCGGCCGAACCGTGACACAACTGATGTCCTGGGACAAGCCCGGCGACCTGCCGGCCATCCGGATCCAGCGCATCGGCGGCGGCCAAGGCGACGACGCGGAGACCACGGACCTGCCGCGCGTGCTCATCAACTGCTACGCCATCCCGACGCGTGACAACCCGCGCGCGTCACAGCGAATCGCTGCGGACGTCGAGCGGCGCATGACAGCCATCCATGGCCTGTGGGTCGACGGCACCGTCCTCGACTCCGCCACCAAAGACTCCGGACCGGTCACACGGTTCTGGGACGACCCATCCATCCGGGTCACCGAACTCATCTACAGCGTCACCGTGCGCATCTGAAGAAGGAGCCATCATGGCATTCGAAGACGTCGCTGGTTTCAAGGACCAGCTGATTCGCAAGGCCCTCCGCGGCGCCGGGTTCGTGGCACCGTATGCGACCGCCGCCCTGGAGACCATCTCGGGCCCGTCCGGCGCGCTCGTCATCCCGTCGGGCTACGTCAGCCTCGGCAAGCTCTCCACCGACGGCGCCGAGCGCACGACCGACCAGGAGATCACCGACATCCGCGGCTGGGGCGACAGCGCCCCCGCGCGACGGGACATCGACAGCGAGACCGACTCGATGACTATCACCGCGATCGAGACCAAGAAGCGGGTCATCGAGCTGTCGGAGAACATCGACCTCACCGGCGTGGTCCCGGACACCAACGGCGAGATCTCGTTCGACAAGCCCAACACCCCCGTCACGAGGGACTGGCGCTGGCTCGCCCTGGCCAAGGACATCAACAAGGCCAACGGCCTCGAGGTGTTCTGCGGGATCCACTACCCGAAGGCCAACTTCAACCGCAACGGCAGCCAGACGTTCCAGGCCGGCGACAACCCCCTCGCCTACCCCCTGAGCGTCAACGCCCTCCAGGACGCCGCGGCGGGCACCGCAGTCCGCATCTTCTGGGCCGGTCCCGGACTCGCGGGCCTCGTCGCCGACATGGGCTTCGTGGCCTGACCATCACCACTCACCAGGAGATCAGCATGAACGCACAGAACCCGGAAGACCTGACAGTCCCGCAGCTCAAGAGCGAGATCGAGAAGCGCAACAAGGACCGCGTCGACGAGGACAAGATCCCGTCCGACGGCAAGCAGGCAGACCTCGTCGCCGCGCTCCAACTCGACGACGAGCAGAAGGCCGGCGTGTCGGGCCCCGACGCCACCGTTCCCGCCCAGTCGTCCGTGGACGCCGACGGTGAGCCGAAGGAGGTCGTCCAGGACCTCGTGACCCTCGTGCACGACGACCACGACGCCGTCGTGAAGGTGCTCAAGCCGTCGGCCGACTACACCAACTACGTCCGTGGGTACGGCTACCACGAGGCCGACGGCGGCACGAAGGCCGAGGCGTCCGAGTGAGCAACGCACAGAAGAAGACCTCGGGCAGCTTCAGCCTCAAGAAGTACAAGGACGACGCCGCCAAGGTCGCGAAGGAGGCCGGCCCGTTCGTCCTCGACGTCGACACGGACCGCCAGATCACGATCCCCCGCCCCGACGCCAACACGATGCTCCTCATCGAGGAGTCGGTCGGATCGCGGGCCGTGATCAGCCTGATCTGTGGCGACGCGGCCGACGAGATCTTCGAGCTGTTCGGCCCAGAGGACTTCACCGCGATCAACGCGTTCGGTGACGACCTCCAGGAACACTTCGGCATCGGGAAGTGACTCACACCCCTGAGCGGCCATGCGGCCGGTAGCGCGCTACCGGGCATGGGCGCTCAGGGGTCCGTTCGTGCTTCACCACGCCGGCGGCAAGGTGAAGGTGCGGTGGCCATCCGCGGACACCCTGCTGGGCTACAACCCGGATGCAAGTCGCGCGGCTCGGGCACAAGCTCTGGGCGGCCGCTCGACCGAAGAGCTGCTCGCGGTGGTCGGTGATCAGGACTTCGCGGTCCTCGACTTGATCCTCAAGGATCTCGCCCAGTACTTCGGATGCACCAGAGCGCACCGTCTGCTGTCGCTACTCGACAGGTACGGCGACGTCATCGCACAGGACCTGGCCGCCCTGTACCAGCTCGACGTACTCGACGTGTTCCGCGGCGGCGTGGTCCCCGACGAGCTCATGCACAAGATCGACGGACTCCCGCGGTACTCGCGACTCTCGGAAGCCCTCGCGCAGGACGACGAGCTCGCGCGCCACAGCCAACCCGCCGACGACAGTGCCACCGCTGCCCCAGAAGTCCGGTTCACCGAGTGGACCCCAGAAGCCGAACGGCTCGCAGTCGTCGCCGACCGCCTCGGCGCAATCTTGTCGGCGATCGCCGCGATGGCCGGCACCAAGTACTCAGTGCCTCCCGAGCCGCGCCCCGTCGGCGCGCTTAGCCGTCTACGCGAATCCGAGGAAGACGACAGCTACCGCGACATCGTGGCCGCCGTCGAAGAAGCACAGGAACGCTGGGCGGCCGCCCAGACACAGACACCTGAGGAGGGCTGATGGCTGTACGCGCAGGGCAGGCGTTCATCGTCATCGGCCCCTCGTTCCGTGGCTTCAAGACGAAGACCGAGACCTGGGTCAAGACCAACATGAAGGCCGTCGACATTCAGGTGAACCCTGTGCTGTCGAAGAAGCCGATCGTGACGCGGCCGCAGAAGCCGGTGAAGGTCCCTGTCGACGTTGACCGGTCTCGGTTCGATCGCTCCATCGCGGCCATCGAGTCCAGGCTCGATCGACTCACCCGTGGTCGGTTCCTGATCAACGTAGGCATCGCTCTGTCCCCGATCGCTGCGCCTGCCCTGGCGGCAGCCGTGGGTGGTGGGATCGCGGGTGGTGGGATCGCTGCGGCCGGTCTCGCCGGCATCGTCGGCATGGCGACAGTCGGCGCCGCATCCCTGAAGCGCGTCACCGCCGCACAGGAGCAGGTCACCACAGCCACAGCCGCCAGCACGGCGGCCGTGAAAACCCTCCAGGGCGCCCGGCAGTCTCTCGCATCGGCTGAGCGTTCGGCCGCCGCTACCCGCATAGCTGCCGCACGGTCCGTAGCGAACGCCGAGCGGGGTGTCGCCGACGCACAGGCGAAGCTCGCCGACTCCCAGCTGAACGTGCGCAGGGGTCTCCGCGACCTTCACGAAGCTCGCCGGCAGGCTGTCCTCGACCTGCAGGACCTTCAGGACAAGACCGCGGACAACGCCCTGTCGCAGGAGTCGGCCGAGATCGGTCTGCTCGAGGCGCAGCAGGAGCTCGCGCGCGTCCAGGGAGACGCCAAGGCCACCGACCTCGACCGGCGGAAGGCTGCACTCGGCCTCGCCGAAGCGCAGGACCGCCTGAACGACGCGAACAAGACGGCCGCGAAGGACGCCGCCGATCTCGCGAAGGCCCAGAAAGACACCTTCCAGGACAGTAACCCCGACGTCATCGCCGCCCGCAAGGCGCTCGAGGACGCCGAGAAGGACCGCGACGCCGCCCAGCAAGGTGTCCGCGACGCCCGGCGCCAACTGTCCGAGGCGCGGGCCGACGCGTCCCGCCAGATCGCGGACTCCAACGCTGCTGTGGCAGCTGCCGGTGCCGAGGTCGCAGCCGCTCAGGCGACCGCCGCCGACGCGCAGGCCGCCCAGGCGAAGGCACTCGCCGCGATGTCACCGGCGCAGAAGGCCGCCGCGGCTGGCATGGACCGGCTCAAGTCCACCTGGAGCGCCTTCCAGGACGTCACAGACCCGTTCGTCCTCCCGGCGCTGGTGGCGGGCATGGACGCTCTGGGTAAGGGCCTCTCTCCGCTCGCTGCGTTCATGGAGCCGGTGTCAGCGGCGGCCGGCCGCATGTTCTCCGCCTTCGGTGACGCGCTCGGCTCCAAGGGCTTTTTGGCCTGGTCGACGAGCTTCGGCGAGTTCTCTGCCTCGATCGCCGGGGACGCGACACAGGGCATCCTGAACCTTGCCCGCGGCTTCGGGTCGCTCATGACGGCGTTCATGCCCCTGTCGAAGGACATGTCCGGCGGGCTGGTCACTCTGACTGCCCGGTTCGCCGAGTGGACTGCGGGTCTTCAGGGGTCGTCGGGGTTCAACGGTTTCGTCGACTACGTTCGCGAGAACGGTCCCCTGCTGATCTCGACCCTCGGCGAAGTCGGGCTGGCCATCATCGCGATCGGCAAGGCTGCCGCGCCGCTCGGACACCAGCTGCTCGAGATCATCACCAGCGTCTCGCGGTTCATCGTCGTATTCGCCGCCGCACACCCGCAGATCACCGCCGGAGTGGTCGGGTTCGTGGCCCTCTCGTCTGGTGTTTCTGCCGCGGCTGGCCCACTGTCGAAGATGATCCCCCTGGTCAAGACGGCCGGCGGTGGCGTTCTGGGCCTGGCAAAGGCGACGGGCACCGCGTTCACGTTTGGCAAGGACTTCGCCGGTGGCCTGATCAACCAGCGCAACGCCCTCAAGACCGGCGCATCGTGGGCCACAACGTTCGGCTCCGCGACGCGTCAGGGCGCCACCAACACAGTCCTCGCCGCACGCGCCACTGGTTCGTTCGTGATCCAGCAGGGCGCCCTCGGCCTGGCTTACGCTCGCAACCTCATCGCGAGCGCACTGATCACCGCGGGCATGATCGCCCAGCGTGTCGCCACCGTGGCGGTCACGGCCGCCACGCGAGCTTGGGCGGCCGGTCAGTGGCTTCTCAACGCCGCCCTGACCGCCAACCCCATCGGACTCGTCATCGTCGGCCTCGTCGCGTTCGGTGCACTCGTGGTCACGCTGTACAAGAAGGTCGGCTGGTTCCGCGCGGGCGTCGACGCCATGTGGTCCGGACTCCAGACTGGCTTCTTCTGGGTGCGCGACAACTGGAAGCTTTTGGCCGTCCTGCTGACCGGTCCGATCGGTGGAGCGGTCGTGCTGATCACGAACAACTTCGACAAGATCAAGACCGGTCTGACCAAGGTGAAGGACGCCTTCACCACTGCCAAGGATGGCATCTCATCGGTCTGGTCGGCCGTGTCTGACGCGGTGACGAACCCCTTGGACACCATCAAGAAGGCCCTCAACGTCTTCTTCAAGGGCATCGACAAGATCGCCGAGTTCTTCGGTCTGAACTTCGACTTCCGCTTCGAGGTCGGCGACGATGAGAAGAAGCCGAAGAAGGTGCCGTCCGGCGACGATCATCGCAAGCCGAGCGTGAAAGCCGCCACTGGCGGCGTGCTTCCCGGCTGGTCGCCCGGCCGCGACATCCACACGTTCATGTCGCCAACCGGCGGCAAGCTGGAGCTCTCCGGCGGCGAAGCGGTCATGCGGCCCGAGTGGACCGCCGCCGTCGGTGGACCCAAGGCCGTCAGCGCCATGAACAAGGCCGCCATCCGCGGAGGTCAGGCGTTCGCCGACGGCGGCGTGTTCTGGCCGACGAAGAACAAGCACTGGACTACCTATAGCGGACACGACGGCCTCGACTTCAACGGAGCCGGCAACGGACTCGGCGCCCCGTACTTCGCGGCCAAGTCCGGCACCATCGCGTACACCGGCACCGCTCGTGGGTACGGCAACGCGGTCTTCCTCGCGACCGACGGCGGCCCGACCCTCACCTACGGTCACTCGTCTCGCGTGGACGTGCGACAGGGTCAGCGCGTTACCGCCGGCAAACAGATGGGCCTTATCGGCTACAGCGGCAACGTGCGTCCCGCCGGGCCGCGCGGCTCACACCTGCACTTCGGCCTCGTCGGCGAGGGGCCCGACGAAGGAGCCGCGGCTCTCGCGTTTCTCGGAGGCGCGGCCATGCCGTCCGGTGGCGGAGGAGGCGGAGGAGGGTTCGATCCCATCGGCGCGGTCAAGAAGGCCGTCCTGGAGGCCAAGGAACTTTCTGAGTCCATCAGCGCGGGCCCATTCGGCAACATGCTGAAGAAGGCCCCCGGCACGGTCGGTGGCCTGGCAGTGGACTGGGCAAAGAAGAAGCTCAACCCACTCGACGACATCAAGGACGGCCTCGACAAGGTCTTCGACAACGGAGGCATCGCCTCCACGCGCGGGCTTCTGGTCAAGGACACCATCCGTCCAGAGCGTGTCTTGTCGCCGTCTCAGACCGCCGCACTGGAGGACGGGTTCCGGAACCTCCGTCCCGGCGAGGGTGGCGTGCAGGAGCTCACCGGTCAGGTCGAGATCCTCAACGTCGCGGAGATCGTGTCGGGCGTCGCGACGAAGGCTGTCGGGGACGCGAACTTCCAAACCCGCCGAGGACTGAGGACACCGAGACGATGACTTTCACGGTCACGCCAGAACCCGATCACCTGCCGCCGCGGGTCAGGATCGATGTGGGCACGGACGACCCGGACAAGCCGTTCGAATCGCTGATGGTGTACCGCGACGGTCATCTGCTCCGTGAGCAGCCGGTCCCGGGCGGCCCGCAGGCGGTGGCGTTCGACTATGAGGCCCCATTCGGCGTCCCTGTCACCTACACGGTGGAGGGCGGAATGCTCCTGCCCTCAGAGCCCGATTGGACCGAGAACTGGGCAGATCTCGCTGACTGGGAAGGTCAGACCGAGGCATTCACCGTGGCCGACGGGAAGGCGTCGTCCATCTTGACCGGTGCGGCCATCACTCGTGCAGCTGCCGGCACGATCGAGCGCGTTGAGGTGACGGACCCGTCCTATGTGCGACTGGAGCTCCTAGGCGTGTCCGGGGCCGTCGTCGCATCTGTGCAGGTCGGCGTGAACACTGTGGCATCGGGAATGAGCGCGGCGACGGTCCCTGGGAGCGGGTCGTTCAGCCTCATCCTGACGAACGGGACCATGCTCGTAGTTGGACCTGGTGCGTCCGCAGCTGTCACGTATGACGGCGACCCTGTGACAGTCCGGGTCGTGGGTCTCGGAGTCAGCTATCCCGAGGCTCCGTCGATCCCGATCCCAGCCATTGCGGCAGGCATCGCCACAGACAGCGCGGGGAACGTCTACGTCTCTGACGTTGCGGAGGGGCGTGTTCGAAAGTTGAGCCCCGCCGGGACGCTGCTGATGTCGATCACCACGCCACAGCCATCCAAGGTGTTCGTCGGTGTCGCGGACAAGATCTACGTCACGAGCGTCGGCGATCGGGGCTTCCGGCGTTTTGCTGCCGATGGTTCTCCCGAGCTCACACGCAGCCTCGGCTACACCCCTCAGGGCATCACCGCGGACTCGTCCGGCCGGATCTTCGTCACTGATGGGCAGCATTCGATCCTGGAGTACGGCCCGGGGGGCGGTGCGGCAGGCGAGTTCGCGGCCGCACCAGTTGTCCGTGACCTCGGTGTCGACGCTGCGGGCAACGTGTACGTCGTCTCGAACGGTGCGCAGATCCGCAAGTTCAACCCCTCGGGAACCCTGACCCAGACGTTCGCTGTGGCCGGCGCTCAAAGCATTGACGTGGCAGCCGACGGCACCATGTACGTGGCATGTGGGGACGGAACGGTTCGCAGGATCGACCCCGCAGGGTTTGCCGAGGCCACGATCGCTACCGGTCAGATCGCTGGTGTTGCTACTGACTCTGACGGTGACGTGTACGTCGCGAACGCGACAGCAGCGACCGTTAAGAAGTTCATCGCGACCACGCCGTCGGTCGGATCTATCACCGAGACCCCCACCTCCAGCCCCGAACCGTTCTTTGGGTCGTTGACAGACTCGCTCGACGTCACCGAGGCGTGGCTGATCCACCCCACTTTCAACACGCTCTCGTGCTCGATCGACGCCGGCCAGCACAACTTCCGCGACGTTGGAATCAACGTCGCCAGAGCCACCAAGAGCGCACTGACCCGTGCCAGCAAGGCGGCACGTCACGACCCGCAGGACGCAGAGTTCGCTGTCGTCTTTACCAGCGGTGCACGCTCGCCGGGCGAGTGGGAGATGCTCCTTCACGCCCGAACACTCCCGGACCGGGACACTGTCACCGCTCTCTGCCGTGACCAGTCGCCACTGCTGCTGCGCAGCCCAGCTGGATGGGTGTGGGACCTGCCCGACGGGTGGTACTCCGTCGGCGACCTGGGGGAAACACGCCCGCGCGAGGGCCTGCACCACGCCGACCGCCAGATCAGCCTCCCGTTGACGCCCGTCCCCGAACCAACTGCGCGGCTCGCGGCGTCTTGGACGTTCGCGCAGGACCTGATGCGCAACCCCACGTTCGCCGACTCTCTGGCCGAGTTCCCCACCTTCCTCGAAAGGCTGGTCGGTCCCTGATGCAAACGCACAGTCCACGGTTCGCTGCAACCGCGCAGGCTGGAGGGAAGCGACTCGCCAGCGTGACCTGCACCCCACCGGGCGGCGACACCGTAAGCCTGCACTGGAATAGCGCGAGTGTGTCCTGCGATCTGACGTCAGCCTCCCGGTACTCCGCTCCACTGCGCCTGACACCGTCTGACAAGTTCGACGTGTTCGAGCTGGTCACCACGCCGGGTGCAAGGTTCGCGATCGACGCTGGTTTCAACTACGGCGGCGGGGTCACGGAACTGCTGCCGATGGGACGGTACGAGCTCGCCCGCGACAGCGCGGGCCTGTTCGGCACAGACATCGCCGTGGACCTTGTTGACGACTGGGCCAAGCTGGAACGAGACGAGTATGACGGCCCGTTCACCCCGGCCGCAGGGCTCCGCGCCGACATCATCGCCGCCGCTGTGTTGGAGACGCTTCCCGGCACGCAGATCAAGGTCTACGCGACGGGCGGCACGTACACGCCCACGGACCTGTCCTGGGAGTCCCGGACCACCCTCATCAACGACTTGGCCACAGATGGCGGTCTCGACTGCTACTTCGACGGTGCCGGAGCATTCGTGATCCGCCTCGAGCCCACGATCAACCTGAGGGCACCCGTCTGGACATTCAGGTCCGGAACGGCGTCCAACATCACCGAGGGTGAACGAGAGTTCCCGTTCGATCGCCTTTACAACAGGGTCATCGTCCTGCCGATGGACGAGACCCAGGAATGGGCGGCTCAGGTCGTTGAGCTCACCGACACGGACCATCCGCTGCACAAGTCCAAGTACGGACGGTCGACGTACAAGCACCGATCCCCGAGCATCGGTTCCGCAGCCGAAGCACTCTCGACTGCTATGACTCTCCTGCGACGCGTCCAAGGGCGACCCGAGACGGTGTCCATCTCCTCGTTCGGGATGCTGGCGCTCGAGTCCGGCGACACCGTCAGCATCGCCACTGATGACCGGCCCTACGGCAGAGGCATCGCTGCAGTGCATCTCCTCGACGGAGTGTCGTTCGACCTTGACACGTTCGGTCTGACCGCGGCCACCAGATCTTCCGACGCCACGGCGATCGACGAGGAGGCCGCATGAGCGACCAGCTCGCCGGCGAGATCCTCGACCTGATCCCCGACAACGGTGCGCGACTTGTGCCGGTCACATGCGTCGCGACCTCCCCGTTCCAAGTGTCTATCGCCGGCCTCCCCGACTGGACCCCCGCCAGACGCGTGGCAGGCCAGGACTTCGCACTAGGCGACAAAGGCATGGCCCTCTGGGCTCCGCCGCTGGCCCCGATCTGCTTCAGAACGATCTAGGAGAGACCATGCCCACCACTTCCCGCCTCGACCTGCGGTTCCCAGTCATCGGTGCCGAGAACAACCCGCCTCGGTTCCTCCAGGAGCTCGCCGAGGACGTCGAAGATCGGGTCCTGGAGACCGCGATCGTCGAGTTCGGCTCTGGCCGGGTATGGGGCACAGCCTTCAACCCTGAGCTGCACCGCGCGAAAGTCTTCATCGACACCGTCGTAGGCGAACCTTCCGCTGGCGGCGACATCACACTGATCGCCAACCTGCCATCGCATTTCGCCGGTCTGGGGGCTGCTGTGGTGTCGTTCGGAGACATCACCACCGGTCGTGAAGTAATCCCTTGGATCTACTCCAACGACATCCTCGTCGCGCGCGTCATGAACAGCAGCGGCGCTGGCATCACCTCGGGCGGGCAGCGCCTGAACCTCGTCGCCTACGGATGGGTCTGACCACATGACAATCAGCCACGCCCCGATCAGCTGGCCCTACAAGACGACGGAGAACATCTGATGGCTGACTTGGACTACGTCTACCTGGTTGGCCGCCTTGGCCTGGTGGTCGGCGACACCTCCGATTCCGGCGAAGACCCTGACACCACCTGGTGCGACGAGGGAACTGTCAACTTCACCCCGAAGATCACCTACACGAAGGTCGTCGGGGGGAGCCCTGCGCCTTGGGCTGGCGGAAACTCCGTCATCGACACGACGCTCAGCGACGAAGGCGCCGTGACACGCAACGGCGTTCGCCGCGTCAAGCTCGTCGATCTGACGTCGGACAAGGTCAACCCCCATGTCAGCGACGGACGAGCCACGCACAGCGTCGAGTTCGTCAACGTCAAGGCCAACGGCACCCGCGTCTCGTTCGAGAAGCAGGACATCCGCATCGCCGCCGACACCGCCGAAGCCCTGCCCGCGGACGTCGCGGAGTTCTACGGCCTCCCCGCTGGCACCATGGCATGTGACCTGACAAAGCTGCTCCCCGTCCCGACGGGCAACGGCACCCCGATCGTCGTCGGACCCAAGGGCACGAGTATCGAGACCCTCACCGTCGAGGGCGGCGACCTGATCGTCGAGCTCGACGACGGCAGCACCCAAAACGCCGGCACTTTGCCGGTCGGACCGGGCGGATCGCCGGCTGGGATCGCGGCCGCACTTAACGACTCTGCCGGCCCCGCGGGGCAGGCACTTGCTGCCAACATTGCGAGCGCCACGACCGGCAAGCAGGACGTCGCGACGCTCAACACCGACGTGGCCGCAAGGGTCGCCGGAGCGGGTGCGACACGTGACGCGGTCGATGCCCGCGCTGGTGCTATCGTCCCGTCCCTCGTCCCGCCCGCCGTGGCGAACGTGCTGTCCACCACGCCGTCTGTGGTCGACGCGATTAACGCCGCGGCGGCCGGTCTGGACTTCGTGACCAAGCCGCAGTTCGTTCCGGACGCGACCGCCGACAACACCGTGTTCGGCTTCCCGAACAACACGCGGTCCACTGGTTCGTCGCTTGTCGAGCAGGCTGCGGTCAACCCGACCGGCTACGCCGCGGGGACGGACCTTAACGGCAAGACATCGACCGCAGGCAGCAAGACGATCACCACACGCGCCGCATCCGGCACCGGAGCGGTCATCACCTCGGACGGAACCCGCATGGGTCCATCGGGTGGCACGCAGACCCCGGTCCTGATGTCGGTGGACGTCGGGTCTCCGTTCGGCACGTCGCGCCTCGTCCTCGGCCCGCTCGCTGCACCCGCCTCGGTCCACGGCCAGGGACCGTTCATCGGTTTCTCGATCAGCGGCTCCACGATCCACTACCTGCGCGTCTCGATGTCCGGCACGTCACGGGCGTACCTCGTCCACAAGACCGACAGCACCACCGGCTACGCAGGACTCGCTGGCACTGTCCTCATCACGACCGCCGTGGTGGCTCAGCTGGGCGACGTCGTTGACCTGTCGCTGCGTGCGGACGGTCGGGTGGCCCTGACGGTCAACGGCACCGAGATCGGCTCGTACACGCTCACCGGCCCCGAGCTCGCGATCTACGGCAGCAGCTCGAGCACGATCGCAGGCGCCTGGTTCAACCCGACCATCAGCACCGGCAAGCTCGCGGGCAAGTGGTCGTTCCTCCAGCCCGTCACCGCGACCGAGACCCGCCGCATGGTCACGATCGGCCCGGACAACGTCCTGCCCCGGCCCGTGCGCGACCGGCTGCCTGGTGCCGTGTTCGACATCCGCGACTACGGCGCGAAGGTCGACGGCATCTACCTGCGCGACGCGGTCACCACGGCAGGCGCGGCCACGGTCTCGTCCGTGGCCCGCCCGTTCACGTCCGCCGACGTCGGCAAGACCATCGCCGTCATGGGCGCTGGCCCGGTCGTCGCGAACGCCAACGACGGCGTGTGGATCAGCACTATCGCGTCCGTGACCTCCGGTGTCGCGACGCTGGGCAGCAACGCCACCGCGAGTGTCAGCGGCGCACGGTGCATCTTCGGCACCCCCGACGATGCCGCGTTCGCCGCCGCACAGACCGCAGCAGTCGCAGCAGGGGGCGGGACGGTCTACTTCCCGCAGGGCCGAACCATCGCGACACTGCCCCTGAACGCCCTGAGCTACGTCAACTGGCGCGGCGCCGGCCGCGAGGTCGCGTGGGTCCACGTCATCGCCGACCGCGCGGGTAACGGTGCCGTCGCTGGCACGGCGGACTGGCTCACCTGCTCAGGCCGCAGCCCGTCGACCCCGCTGATCGGCGCGCACTTCTTCGACTTCGCCATCGAGGCCGAAGCGATGATCCACACCGCCGGCTACGGGTCCGCGATCAAGCCGCTGAACATCTACTACGTGCAGCGGTGCTCGATCCAGCGCATGCTGATCCGCAACACCCCTGCCACGTCGATCCCGTTCGACCACTCCTACGACCAGTGCCTCATCGCGCACAACTACATCCTGAACCCCGGACGCCTCGCACCCTCAGGGGTCGGCCCCGGCGGCTCGGGCATCGGTGCAGGCACCAAGGGCGTCGGAGCGACCGAACCGACCCTGATCCACGACAACGTCATCGTGGGCTCCCAGACCGCGGCCGCTGCTGGCCCCGGCCACAACGGCATCTTCACCGAGGGCCAGGAGGGCGCGGACCCGGACCTCGGCACCAACGGCTACAAGATCGTGAACAACACGGTCATCGGGATGCCCTACGGCATCAGTGACACCGGCTCGACCGGCACGCTGATCGACGGCAACACGATCGTCGGCTGCGGTCGCGGTGTCAGCCTCAGGAAGACCTCGCTCGCTGACGCCTACCCCGGCCTGCACGCGATCATCGTCAACAACACCATCCGCGGCTGCACCGGCCCGCTCGACACCGACGGCATCGGCATCTCGATCGTCGACAGCGGCACCTCACCGCAGGGTGCCATCCGCGACTACCTCCACACGATCATCGCCAACAACCAGATCATCGAGAACAAGTCGTGGGGCATCGCCGTCAGCGCGGTCGCGTCGGCAGGACGTCACTTCACGGGCGTCACCATCCGAGGCAACCAGATCCGCTCCAACGGCTCCTCAGGCATCCGGCTCTCGTCGTCCGGTGGCGGCAAGCTGCGCTACTTCGCGATCACCGACAATCAGATCGTGGGCAACGGCAAGCGGGCGGTGTCGGGCGAGCAGGCCGCGATCATCATGCCGGCCGGGACAGTGCTCGAGGGTGGGCGCATCCAGGACAACGACATGTACGATCTCGCCGGCACACCTACGCAGCTCGACCGCATCGTCAGCACCGGGGCGACGCTCACCGCGGTGCGCGTCCAGGGCAACACGGGTGACGCGCTGGTGACGGCATGAGCGAGCAGACCGCCTGGATAGTCTTCGCGATCCTGCTCGTCTGCCCTCCCAGCGCGGACCGCAAGGACGTCGGATGGGGAGAGCTCGCCAACAGCGTTGCCCGCCTGGGCCTCGCCGTAGCCGTCATCGTCGTCCTTGCTACGTCAGCCTTCGGATGATCTCCGCGGCTGCGGCGACACCGCCCAAGCCGCCGCCGACGTACATCAGGATTACTCGGCCGAGTAGTTCCAGGTCCTGCAACGCCTGACGAGCCCTCTCGCGAGTCGACAACCCGTCCGCAGGAGCGAGTCCCTTCGCAGCCAGTTCGGCAAGGGCAGCCTCTTCGTCGCGGGCCGTCTCGATCGCTGCTATTCGTGCCGACAGTTCCCCCAGCTCGACCATCGTTGCGGTGCCGACGTACTCCGCCATCTTCACGAGCCGACCATCATCGGTCGTGGAGTAGGTGCCGTCGCTGCCGTCGGTCTGGTCTGTCATCGCTCCGCAGTTCGGGCACTCGAATCCGATGTTCATCGCGTTGCCCGCGAACGTGTTGTTCCGCATGTCGATGCCGAGTTGCGTTGAGTACCCGCACCGCTTGCACGTCACGTTCAGGACCATCGCCGCAGCGTAGCGGCACTGCGGACCATCCACCCTGATCGAGCGGACCATCCACCCCATAAGTGCCCCCCGCTCTGGTCAATCCCAAGTCGAAGCCCGAATCACTTGGGATTGACCAAGCACCTTCCAAGTCCAGCCCCGTCGAGATCTCGGCGGGGCTTTCCTATGCCCAGGAGGCTTCCCGTGACCGAACGTTGCCGCTGATGCAGATCCCCTCCCGAGTCGTCGTCGCGATCCTCCTGGCCATGGTCTCCCTCCTGGTCCTGGTCGTCGTCGTCGGCCTCATCCGCGACCAGGTCGACACCAACGGCCTCGCGATCGTCCTCACACCCGTCATCACCGGCATCCTCCTCGGCTCCGGCATCCGCTTCGGCCGCCCGTCCGAGAAGAAGGACGACGAGGCATGAGCACCCTCGCCTGGCTCATCGTCGCGTTCATCACCGGCACCGCCACCGGCGTCACCTGGCGCGAGTCCTACGACATCCTCACCGGAAAGCGAGACCCCATGGCCACCATCCGCCGCGCACTCCGCCCGAACGTGCCACTCCTCGCGGTCATGCTCACCATCTCCATGGTGTTCGTCGCGTCAGTCGGCGTCGGCATCATCGTGAAGGACACCGGCGACCGCCGCGCTGAACGCTGCCAGGTCGAGTTCAACCAGAAGACCGCCGACGCCCGCGACGCCCGCGTCGGGATCTCCACCACCGACGTCATCCCCGCGCAGACCGCCTACGTCGAGGCAGACCTGCAGTACCAGCGCGGACTCCTGGAGACCGTCACCACCGAAGGCAAGACCGTCGACGACATCGCCGCCGTGATCAGCGCCCGGGTGGCCGCGACCCGCTCGTACCTCGACGCGCTCGAGGCCCAGGCGAAGGTCGCGCAGGACAACCCGTACCCGCCGGCCGACTACTGCACGAACACGGACCGATGAGCGTCGAGCTCGCGGAGTTCTTCCGCTGGGGGTACGCCATCCTCGCGATCATCTGCGCCACCGGGTTCATCGCCACGCTCATCGTGCGGTGGGACGTGCTGCACGCCGGCGAGAAGATCCTGCGGTCGGGTCTGATCATCGAGCACCTGGTCATCACCTACGCCGCCTACGTCGCGCTCAAGCCGCCGGCGTACCCGCCGACGATCGTCGGTGCGCTGCTGACGTGCTCGATGATCATCATCGTCCTCGGCTTCGCCGTGTGGATCGCGGACGCGCTGATCCCAGGCGACGTCGACATGCACCGTCTCAGCGACCGCTGACCCGCCCCACCCTCTGACCCTGCCGCCGGCGGGGTCCTCGTCATGCCCCAGGAGGCACACCATGTCCTACATCCACGGCACCGCGCTCGTCACCGCCGCCCGCAAGATGAAAGGGCAGAAGAAGTACTCCGGCATGTGCCAAGCGTTCAGCATCCTGACCTCGAAGACGGGCTCGAGCACACCCGACTTCGACGGCGACGGCGACCACGACGCCGTCGACTGGTGGAAGCACGCCGTCAAGCACGGCAAGGTCGTCCTCGCGAAGGACATCAAGAACCTCGCGGACGTCCCGGCCGGCACGCTGGCCTACTGGACGGGTGGATCGCGCGGCTACGGCCACGCCGCCCCGACGACACCGGGCGGCAACGTCGTCTCTACCGATGCGCCGAAGTGGGGCACGATCGGCGAAGTCCCCATCAGCTGGATCGCGAAGAACTGGGGCAACGGGCTCAAGTTCGTCGGCTACATCGTGAACGACGGCTACGGCCACCAGATGGTCGACACCGCGTCGACGCCGAAGCCGACCCCGCCGAAGCCCGCGCCGGTCAAGGTCCCGAAGCCCACGACCCGACCGACCGACGTCGTTTCGCACACCGAGTGGAACCTCGGCGGCCTCGACGTCGTCGGCCGCGGCGCCGAGACGTTCGCCGCGCGTATCGACAGCATCACCACCGAGATGTCCGAGATCGGTTCCGACGTCTTCTCGCTCCTCGAGATCCGCACCGAGCACCTCGCGAAGTTGAAGCGGGCGCTCGACAAAATCGGGTACAAGGTCGCTGTCTACGGCAAGGCCCGCGCCGTCGTCGTCCGCAAGGCGATGAAGGTCGGCCGCACCGCGGTCTACACGCTGCCCGAGAAGGGCCCTGCCAACGACGCCCGCCACGTCGTCTTCGCCGAGGTCTACGTCGGCGCCAACGCCTGGCTATTCTCGGCCGGACACTTCGAGCACCGCACCGGCGCCGCGTACGACAAGACCCGCGTCACCCAGGCAAAGCAGGCCGCCGCGAAGGGTGTCCGGCTCGCGAAGAACTGGGACATCGACCCGACCCGCGTCTCGTTCGCCGACGACGAGAACTCGAACCGTCAGGTCCTCGAGCAGGCCTACGAGCCCGCCGGCTACTTCGACGTCTTCGACGGTGCGTGGCAGGCCGACAACGAGGCCACCGCGACCTTGCCCGGCTGGTCCGGCGCCACCCCCGACGGCGAGCGGATCGACAAGATCAAGGGTCACCGCAACCGGCCCCGCCGTCGTGCTCACGTCCGCAAGGCCGCAGTCCGGCTGAGCGACCACATCCCCACGACAGTCGTCTACGGGACCACCACGAAGTAGGAGGCACCATGTCCAAGATCCTCGAGCTCATTCGCTCTGTCATCGGCCGCGAGCCCGCGCTCGTCGTCTCCGCCGTCGGCGCGCTACTCACGTTCCTCGTCACGTTCGGCCTCCCCGGCCTGACCGCCGATGACGCGACCAACATCCTCGCCGTCGTCTCCGCGATCGGCACTGCGATCGTCGGCTGGGCCACCGTCAACACCCGCCTGTCCATCGTCGTCGGCATCGGCCGCACCCTGCTGATCCTCGCGACCGGGTACGGCCTGCACCTCAGCCAGGAGCAGGTGGGCCTTGCCGTGCTGGTCATCTCCTCGTTCGCGGCGCTGTGGATCCGCGACAAGAACGCGCCGGCCGACACCGCGATCTCGGTCTCGTGACTGACGCCCGTGTCCCCAACGTCGCGCCGTCGGGCTGGGACAGTCGCGAGGAAGTCGCCAACGCCAAGGCTCTGCTGACGTACCCGGACGGCACAGTCCGCTTCGAGCACGTCTGCGACCGCGGCCAGCGGGGTGTCATCATCTGCGCACCGCTCCTGCAGCTCGGTCACGGCCACACGCTGACCCGCAGCCCGGACGTCGCCGACGACCCTCCCACCGTGCACCCGTCGATCCTCTGCGACGACTGCGGCACGCACGGTTTCGTCGAGCACGGCGTCTGGCGGGACTGCTGATGTTCGCCGTCCGTGGTGCGGTCGCGCGGTTCGCCGCCACGATCGTGTTCTTCATCGAGTGGGGACGCGACACCGCCCTCGAGCACGCACGGTCACGCCGCATCACCTGACCACCCAGCACCAAGCGCAGCGCCCCACCCCTTCACCGGGGTGGGGCGCTTTCGTCGTTCCCTGGGCTACGGTGTCGCTCATGAACGACGACGAGCTCTCCGACATCGCCTCAGGTGTGGAAACCCACGACGTCGTCGCGAAAGCGATAGGCGCGCAGCTGGAGATGCTGCGGCAGGTGCCGCGGCACCCATTCTTCGAAGCGTTCACTGCCGACGACGTCGCCCGGTCAATCGCCGACCTTGAGAACGATCAGAGGCGCCTCCGCGTCCACTCCGTCGTAGATCCACGAAGCACCGACCTCGACGTGCCGGCGCTGTGCGCTGCGTGCGGAGAACCTCGTCCGTGCGCTGTCGTACTGGAGCTCCGGCGCGTGTACGGCTGACCCTTGGATTCGTCTGGACCCCGACGTAACATCGTGTCTCAAAGGGCGAGCCGCCCGGTGCTGGAACACCGAACGGCTCAGACGCCCGCCATATCGACTGAACCGAATGGAGACGCCATGCGTCACGCTACTGCAATGCCCGTGCTCGACCCCAGAGGACCGATCCCTCGCCACGAGCTCGCCGCCATGAACTATCTGGCCGGCTTCTCAGGGGCCACCCTGGACAACTACCGCTACCTGCTCAAGATCTTCTTCGAGTGGTGCGCTCAGCACGAGCTCGACCCGCTCGACGCCACCCGCGCGCACCTCGAGCTGTACATGCGGTACTGCGAGCACGAGCGCAAGAATCACATGTCGACGATCCACGCGAAGGTCGGCGTGCTGATGGGCTACTACGACTTCGCGAACGAGGACGGGCTGATCGAGAAGAACCCGGCCCGTCGCGTCCGCCGACCCGCGTACTACCGCGACGAGGCGTCGATCATCGGTCTCGACCGCACGGAGATCACCGCGATGATCAAGGCCGCTGAGGCCGAGTCCGGCTCCGTCCATGCGCTCATCGTGCTGATGGCGATCCTCGGCCTCCGCCTGTCCGAAGCGACCGGCGTCCGGATCGAGGACTTCGGCGAGGTCGAACGCTCCCACACCGTGCTCCGCATGACGGGCAAGGGGAACAAGGCCGCGACGATCCCGCTCCCGGCGCCGGTGCTCCGCGCCCTGATGCGGGCGAAGGGCGACAGGACCCACGGGGTGCTGTGCCTCCGCGAGTCCAACGGCCTGCCGTACACCGGCGCGGCCGTCAGGAAGGCCGTCCGCCGGCTCGCGAAGCAATGCGGCATCACGAAGCCCGTCCGACCGCACCTGCTCCGCCACGGAATGGTCACATCCGCGCTCGATGCCGGTGTCCCGCTCCGCGACGTGCAGGTCGCCGCCAGACACTCCGATCCCCGCACGACCATGCGGTACGACCGCGCCCGGCTCAACCTCGACCGCCACGCCTCGTACATGGTCGCGGGGTACCTGATGGGCGGCGCGTAGCCGCTTCTATTCGACGAATTGAAGCCCCACCCTGCTGTGGCAGGGCGGGGCGTTTCGTCATGCCCGCCCTCTACTCTCGACCACATGCAGCTCACCGCCACCATCCGCACCCGCCCCGAATCCGGGGCCAAGAACGTCGACGGACTAGCCATGGAGGTCATCACCACCACCGCCACGTACTACGACGACGCCTTCGCCGAACTGCAGGCCCGCGTCCCCGAAGGCTGGCAGATGCTCTCCGTCCGGTCTCACTGATGGGCCAACGCCGCGGCGGCCGCGGGCTCGACCCGGAGCGTGCGCTGGAGATCTCCATCCAGGGCACCGCCGGTCGACTCGCCGGCGACGACGTGCCAGTTCTCGACGCGATCGCGCAGCTGCGCGAGCTCGCGGGCGATCGCGTCGACCTCCTCGCTCAAGCGGCAGGTGCGAAGATCGGTGGTTACCTAGGCACGTCGCTCGCCAACCCTCTGCACCTCAAGGCGGCTTACCTCTTGGTCCTCGCCAGCGACGGTGCGGAGCACGCCACCCTGGTCGCCGCAACTGAGGAAGCCATGCGCAACGCGGGCGGTTCGGCCTACACGCTGTGAACGACCCCGGCCCCGCCGGAAGTCGCCTACGCTGCTGGCCATGATGATCCGCCTGGTACCCGCCTCTTTCGCGCTCCTCGTCCTCACTGCCTGCGGTGGATCGGACGGCCCCAAGGTCGAGAACGCAGCCGACCTGATGAAACTCGCCGAGAAGGCCGGTGTTGAGTGCCCCGGCGAATGGCGTCAGGCGGACAACGACCAGGTGATGGGACTGCTCGGCGCCGACGACGTGTACAGGTGCGGCGACTTCTACGACGACCCGAACCAGAGCGACGAGGAGTACGTCATCGTCGCGACCTTCCCGGACGAAGAGGCCCGCGACGCGATGGCCAGCAACCTCGCAAGCGACGACGGGCCTGAGGGCTTGCGTACTTTCGTGTCCGACTCGTGGCTCTTGGCCTCGGCAGACGCAGACAAGATGGCCTCCGCCGCCGACGGCGAGATGCTCAACTAGCTGCTCGCGCCCATGCTGCGCCCCGCCGGTCCTTGCGACTGGCGGGGCGCTTCTCCGTGCGTTCGGCGGTGATCTTCTCAAGATTCTTCGTGAGGATAATCAAGGTTATCTGCCAAATGCGCTACTCTTGAGCAATGCACAGCATCGATCCATCCGACAATGGCAGGGAATCCGCCGATATCGGCGCGACTTCGCCCTCAACGCGCGATCTGGCAGCGTCCGCGCGTGACGAGCTGCAACGCCAGCACCTGATCCTGGGCAACGCACACCAGGACTACACCGCCGCCGCTCTCCTCGACGTGCTCGTCCAGATGCACGACGAGACCGGCATCGACATCGAGACCCTGCCCCAAGTCCGTGAGTTCTCCGAGACCGTGCTGGGCGTCTTGCTGTGAGCGACACATACGAGATCGAGCTGTTCGTGCAGCCGAAGCGCGGCACCTACTTCTGGGAGCTGGTGCTGACAACGACGGGATTCGTCGAGGCGCTGAGTCGGTTCCTGGACGAGCGCAAGGCCGCTCACGTCGTCCGGATGGGTGTCCGATGAGCGAGACCTTCGGCCCGCGCACCATGGCCGCGATCGACCTGCTCCGCCGAACAGGTCTCGGCGCGCTCGACATCCGCTTCCAGGACGACCACTTGCCGATCGTGTGGATCGCAGTTGGTACGTGGCAGGACAGCAAGCACGAGGCGGCCGCGGGCATGAACCCCGACCTCGCGGTCCTCCGCCTCTGCGAGACCGTCGTCGACGGCGGCCAGTGCACGCACTGCGGCAAGGTCGCCGGCTTCTCAGCCGACGTCGACCACCTGCCCGGCGGCGACTTCGTCTGCTGGTACCAGTGGGACCCCGAGCTCAAGACCTTCCGCCGCGGATGTGAAGGCTCATGACGGATCTACGTGCTCCGCTGCCGATCGGCACTCCCGTGCTGGCTTACCCGGGCATCCGCCCGGACGACCCGTTCGCCCGCGCGATCCGCCCGAAGGTGCTGGACACCGTAACCCGGTCGGAGGTCTGGGAAGTCGGCGGAACGCTCGTCGTCAGCGTCGAGGGCTACGCCGGCGGAATCGCGCTCTCGCACATCGACCGGAAGAGCGACGCAGATGAGTGACCACGACGAGCTGCTGGCGATCGTGACCGCCGAGGGCATCGCAGAGGACCGAGCACCGCACGTTGTGGTCGAGCTGCTGGCGTCGACGTGGCTCGCGAAGCGTGACCGCGCCATCCAGGCGGCCGAGCGCGAGCGGATCGTCGCGGAGATCGAGACCGTCGGTCAGGCGAAGGCCGCGTGGCTCGAGCACCTCCTGTTCTCGCCTCACATCGTCGAGGCCGCAGAAGCCGCATACCGCCACGCGATGACCATCGCGGGCGCCACCACCACCGAGGAGAAGTCATGAGCACGCGACTGGAGTACGAAGTCACCGCCCTGCGGGAGCAGATCATGCTGAAGTGGGAGGAGAAGATCGCCGAGGCCGAGGCCGCCTACCGAGCGTCCCAGGACCTCGAGGGCCGCCGCGACGAGTGGCGGGCCAAGGCGGAAGCCGCGCTGCGCGATCTACACGCCCGGCTCGAGACTGCCCGTGACAACGAGCTGGAGTCGTTCAAGGTCGGACCTTGCCCCCGTAACGACTCGTACACGCGGCCACTCGACAGACTCAAGCAGCGGACCGAAGAGGCGATCGATGCGCGGGATCGTGCGCTGGGTCGGCTGGACTCCGTCAAGCCGTCGAAGGACGGCACGCTGTCGCTGACGGCGAACATGCTCCGAGAGTGGTTCTCGCTGTGATCACCGAGAAGTGCCCGACGGGCTGCGGCCGGATGGTGGAGGCCGGGAAGGTCATGTGCGGGTCGTGCTGGTCGCGTGTCCCGAAGCCGATCCAGCGGAAGGTCTACTCGACGTGGCGCGCGCTCCGCAACGGAGCCAAGGACGAGGGCCCCACACTCCGCTACGACTACGAGACCGCCCGCGAAGCAGCGGTCGAGGCCATCCGATGATCCCCGAAGCGTTCGACGTTGTCGGTGTCCGGATCGAGCTGCTGATCACGGGGTGGATCGGTGTCGCCTTGATCCTTATCGCCGTGGCGCTGGCAGCCATGGACTACTTCTTCGGTTGGGACGAGCTCGGCTTCGTCGCCGGCATCTTCTCCGGTGCCCTCGGCCTCGTCGCTGGCGTGGTCTGGATCATCTTCATGGTTCCGTTCAGTGGCGAATACCAGCACATCTACCGCGTCGACGGCCGCGTCGAGTCCGTCTCCAACGTCCTCACCGAGTCCAGTGGCGACCTGACGAGGACGCCCGTCATCACCCTCGACACCGTCGACCGGTCACTGACGATCGACGACCCGCGCGCTGTGAACCTCGCCGGCAAAGACGTCACCCTCACGTGTCGCATCGAGTGGCACTACCAGGCGGCCGATCGCTACTCCTGTGACATCTACGCCATCGGTGGTGCCCGATGATCCGTCGCGCACGCATCGGCTACCACCAGCTGCGCCTCCGTGCGCTCGAGGCCAGCGCGTCGCTCGGCCTGCTGTCGACGCAGCGTCGTCACCGGCTGCAGAAGGGCATGGCCCGCCGGCTCAACGCGCTCACCCTGCTGGGGGTCGAGATCTGATGGTCGGCCTGAACATCGCCCCCGGTCTGTCGCTGCCACTCGAGGCCGTCACGGAGACATTCGCGATCCTCGCGAAGCGCGGCTCCGGCAAGACGTACACCGCCGCGGTGCTCGCCGAGGAGATCATCGGCGCCGGCCACCCCTGCGTAATCGTCGACCCCGTCGGGGTCTGGTGGGGGCTGCGGTCATCCGCCGACGGCAAGTCCCCCGGTCTGCCGGTCGTCATCTTCGGCGGTGAGCACGGCGACGTCCCGCTCGACGAGAAGTCTGGCGACATCATCGCCGACGCCATCGTGTCCGAACGGTTCTCCGCCGTCCTAGATTTGTCGCTGCTCAGCAAGGCTGGATCGAAGCGGTTCATGACGGCGTTCATCGACCGCCTGTACCACCGCAACCGCGACCCGCTGCACATCATCGTCGACGAGGCCGACGCGTTCGCGCCACAGCGCACCGGCGCGGACGGGATGAAGCTGCTCGGCGCCATGGAGGACCTCGTCCGCCGGGGCCGAGCGCGCGGCATCGGCTGCACCCTCATCACCCAGCGCCCGGCGGTCCTGAACAAGGACGTCCTCACACAGGCAGAGGTCCTGATCTGCCTGCGCATGAACGGCGTCCGCGACGTCGCTGCGATCGACGAGTGGGTGCGGCTCCACGCCGACGAGGACGAGGCCCGCGAGCTCAAGCGGTCCCTGCCGTCCCTCGACATCGGCACGGCCTGGATCTGGTCACCCGGATGGCTGTCGATCCTCGAGAAGATCCACGTCCGCACCCGCACCACGTTCGACTCCTCAGCCACACCGAAGGTCGGCCAGAAGCGCATCGTCCCACGGCAGATGGCAGACGTCGACATCGCCGCCCTGGGCGACAAGATCGCAGCCACCGCGGAGGAGGCGAAGGCCAACGACCCGCGAGAGCTCAAGGCTGAGGTCGCCCGGCTTCAGCGCGAGATCGCGAAGCGTGACGCCGCGCCGGCTGTCGAGCCGGTCGTCGAGCGTGTCGAGGTCCCGGTCCTCAGCGAGGACGACCGCCTCGCGCTCGCCGCCCTCGCCGGAAAGCTCGGCACGGTGCAGGAGCGGATCTACGAACTGCTCCGAGGAGTCGACGTCGCAGGCGGACCCACCGCGATGAAGCCCCGACCGCACGCGGCCCCCGACCGGGTACGCCCGCCGGCCTCAGTCCGGACTCGTCCGCCGGCCACGCCGCGCGCCGCGGCAGCTGAGGGAGACGTCAAGCTCGGCAAGACCGAGAGGTCGATCCTGTCGGTGCTCGCCCAGCACGGCCCCCGGACACACAACCAGCTGGCGCTCCTGACGGGCTACTCCGCGAAGGCGTCGACGATCGGCGTCGCCCTGGGCAAGCTGCGCCGCATCGGGTTCGTGCTCGACGGCCAGCCGATCACCGCCACGGCCGACGGCATCGACTGGATCGGCGACGACTACGAGCCACTGCCCACCGGCGCCGACCTCATCGACTACTGGCGCAACAAGTTCGGCAAGACCGAACGGGTTGTACTCGACGCGATCATCGACGCCTGGCCGAACAACACCAGCCAAGCCGAGATCGCCGAAGCCACCGGCTACTCGCCGACCGCCTCCACCATCGGCGTCGCGCTCGGCCGCCTCCGCAAGGTCGAAGTCGTCGACGGTTGGCGACTCAGCGACGACTTCGCAGACTCGGCCGGTCTCGCATGACGGCCCGTCAGGATTGGGTCCGCGACGGGAAGCCGTTCAGTGGCGAGGCGGACCTCGAGCACGAGTGGGCGAAGCGGTGGCGGATCCCGCTGGTCCACTCGTGGAACCCTCGGTGGAAGTACGAGGTCGCGCTAGTCGTCCCACCGGTGACGGTCTGGGACCACATCAACTTCGTGTGGCCCACCGAAGCCGAGGCCGCCGTCATCGGCTGGTTCATCGAATGCCGGATGGATTACTACAACGACCGGTGGCGCAAGCAGATGCGCCACCGGCCCCTGGACGTCGACGACAGCACCAACACCGTGATCCTCGCGAAGGTCGACGACCACTGGCACTACGCGATGGCCACCTGGCGTAGCGGCCCGCCTCTGGCCCCGCTGCCGTATCCCACGGAGAACGCCGGCCCGTCGTACGTCGGCCGCGAAGGTCTCATCGAGCTCATCACGAAGCGGGTCTTCGGGCATCACGACTGGTCCAAGCACGAGCCCGTCCCGCACAAGGAGAACTGATGGCTGAGTCCGCGCACTTCCCACCGAGGGGCAACCCGTCCGACCTCAACGAGCTCGCCACCCTCGCCGAGTCCGCCGACCCGTCAGGGTTCATGGTCCTCGACGTCCGCTACGGCGTCGCGAGTGCTGTCCTGAACTCCGAGTGGCTGGCCGAACGCGAGAGGCAGATCCGCGCTGACGCCTGGGACGAGGGACGCATATCCGGTGACCCGTACCAGCGTCGCGGCAACCCCGACGAAGCCCAGAACCCGTACCGGACCCGCGACGAAGGGTCCAATGCCGCCGTGAAGCTGCTCCGCGACATCTTCAGCAACGACCACGAGGAGACATCATGACCACCACCCGTGAGAACGTCGCCATGATCCAGATGCGCGCCCACTCAGCCAGCCTGATCACGGACTGGCTGGTCGAGCACGACCAGCTGGTCGCGAAAACCGAGCGCGAGCGCATGGCCGACGTGGTCGAGGCTGACTGCTCTTCGATCACCGAGGAGTACGGCGCATGCGACGACTGCACAGCGATCGCCGAGACGATCCGGAAGTCGGTGGCAGCATGACCGCCCAGCAGGTGAGCGACGAGATGCTGGAAGCAGCGGTGCGTGAGTACGCGGCGGCCTCCGACATGGACCGGGGATCTCGGATGCTGGCGGCGCTCGAGGCGGCTCTACGCCATGCCGCGGACGCCCCTGCGGCGGTCGAGCTCGACCGACTCCGGCGCTGGAAGGCCGAAGCGTCGGTGGTCCTCATCGGTTGGGAGCGCGTCCACGAGGCTCTCGGCCGACCAGGAATCGGCCAGGTGAAGTCCGAGGCGGTGCTCGCTGAGGTCGAGCGGCTGCGAAAGTATGCGCCGTCGCCTGAGATGGAGGCGGTGCTCGATCGATCGTCTTTCGGCACAGATGAGGCCGAAACTGCACGCGAGTCGGTCAGTCCTGATAGTGGTCGTGCGGTCGTCAGGATGGCCGAGCTGATGCGTGAACGTGACTTCCGCGCGACACAGGTCGACGAGATCGAGTCCGTCCTCGAGATGGTCAAGGACCGGTTGGACGAGTTCACATACGACGAGCTGTCATCCATCGTGAGCGACGCCCCGAGCGACGACCATGGCGACACCATCCGAAGCCCGCTGCGGCGCGAGCGCGACGAGGCTCGAACCGCCCTGGGTGCAGTCGCGGCGCTGGCGGACGAGTGGGAAGCAGCGACCGACGACGGCGAGTGGCAGGACCGCCTCCGCGCTGTCCTCGCTCCCGTGTCCGGTGCGGTCGAGGTTGAGCACGTGCTGCGACCCGATCACGCAGAGGTGATGGCCGACTTGACCGCACGGGCTCACGCGGCGACGTCGCCGGGTCAGGCGTTCTATCTCGCAGCCCTGGCCGTCCACTACGCCCGCGGTGAGACGTTCCCGGTCGACAGCGCCTACGCCGGCATCGTCCGTGCTCGTCGGATCGTCGAGGACATCAGCGGTGTCGGGATCAAGGACCACGCCCTGTACGGCCCGGATGCGGTCGCCAAGCCGGACGACAGCCACGATCTCAGTGCGGCACGCAAGAGCCTGATCGAGGCTGTCGCACGTCGCCTTTGCCGGCTCGACGGCGTGTGGGATGAGGACGACATCCTGCCCGCCAGCTACGGCGAGAACATCCCAGCGTGGGACGAGTACACGGGGCGCGCATACGAGGTGCTGGACGAGGTCGACGAGTCGCAATGGCTTGCCGATCGAGTCGGTGTCCACGTCGTCCCGGTCGCCAAGCATGAGCAGGAGGTCGCGGCGAAGGCGTGGGCCCTAGCATTCGCGCGACTGCACCGCCCGAACTACGTCACCGAGGAGATCGGCCCACTGCCCTTGCATTGGCGCACTCGCGTGAAGTGCGACGGCGACGACTGCGGCTTCTACGCCGAGGATGACTCGTGGTACGTCGCGCTCGATCGACACAGCCAGCACGTGGCCGACATGCTGACGGCCAACCTCGCCGCCCGCACTCAGGACGCCGACCCTGACACGCACGAGCAGGGAGACCGACGATGAGCGCGCCGAAGCCAGTGCGGCCTGGTGATGCATGCCTGTTCTATCGCGACGGGGTGCGCTGTGCCGCCCAAGCCAATCATGCGGGCGACCATCGGTATCCCACCACTGAGGCGCAGGTCGCCTGCAAGCACTGCGGACGACCGATCGCCAACTTTCAGCACCTAGAGGGTCGGCAGCGGGGACTCATGCGCTGCGACTCGCTGGATAGCGGCCTGCCCTACGGCTACAACGCCGAGGCCCCTGACGAGCCGTGCACGATCGCTTGCCTCGGCTCCAGTGCTGCAACCACGGAGGCCACGTCATGAGCGACGACACCACGACACCGATCCCAGCCGAAGCGATCAAGGCCGCCGCGCGTGCTATCCGCGACAAAATCACGGTGGGACCGTTTGGCCCGAACGCGCTCAGGATCCTGAACAGCGGCGGCGCCACACACCTGAACGGCGGTGAGGCCGACGAGGCCGCACGTGTCGCTCTCGCCGCTGCTGCCCCGGTGTTCTTCGCCGCCGGCCGGACGACGACCGCGTGCGGCTTCGACCCCGAGCAGCACGCGAGCTCGTACAACCAGGGCTACGAGGAAGCCGTCGCCCAGGGACTCGCTGACGACCCATCGATCGCGGCTGACTGGCTGGCCGCCCGTGACGCCAGGCTCCTTGCCGCCGAGAGCGAACGCATCGCTTCGCTCCTGTCCGAGCAGGCCTTGCTGCGGTTCGACGCCGCTGGACCCCACGACAAGCGAGGTGCCGCCTTCTGGGATGCGGCGGCCTACATCCGTGAACGTGCCGCTAAGACAGCGACGGAGCCTGACCATGGATGAACTGCTGAACGGGGCCGATGTCGACTGGGACTTCATCGCGAGCAGCGAGCTGCAGATGCAGCAGCAGTCCCTGCCGGCGGTGTTCCGCCGGACGTTGCCAGCTCCGCTGGATGCGCAACCGCTGACGGAGTCAACGATCCGACGGCGCATCATCGCGGCTGGGCGGTGGCGTCGATGATGACCGACGCGGGTGAGCTGGTGCAGCTCGTGACGTGCATGATGTGCCGCCACCAGGTCGCGGGTGTCGATGACGATGGGGCGTGCCCGGGCTGCCGGGCGCAGATGCTGCTGTCGCCGTCGCAGCAGCGGCTGCTGCGCACGATCCGCCGGTTGTCTGCCGGGCGTCGCGGCGCGCACTTCACTGTGGGTGAGATCGCCACGGCCTCGGGCCAGACCCGCAGTCCGAGCTACGACAACCTGCGGGCCCTTCGCCGGCATGGCTTCGTGGACTGGGTCGACGGCGCCGCCGCGACGATCCACCTCACGAGAGGTCTCGGACGATGAGCGCCAGCAACCAGGGCATGGTCGCCCACTGGTTCTTCCCGGGCGGACATCCCGGCAGCGGAGGCATCTTCTGCGAGGAGTACGCGACCGGCGACGACGTGCTCGACCAGACCAACGGGAAGCCGACAGACGTCGACTGTCCCGAGTGTCTGGAGTGGATGCACGCATGAGCGACGTGGACGTGCCGCGCATCGGGAAGGTTCCCGACTGCGATCACCCGACGTGCCGGCTCAACGGGTCGAGGCGTATCCGGGACCTCCGCTGGCCCGACGCATGGCTGATCGTGTGTTCCCTGCACACCGAGTGGCGTCCGTGGGACCGCGAGTGATCGACTCGGAGATCCTCGAGCAGCTGTGGGCCGCGGGCCAGCTGGTGCCGCACCGCATCACGATGGCGCTCGACATGAACGGCTTGCAGGGGCCAGAGGTCGACCGGCTCTGCGAGGCGGAGGAGCCCGAGGTCGACGAGTGGGAGGCCGGCCTGCGCTACCCGCGGCTCGTGCAGGTCCGGGCCCTGGCCGATCTGTGCGACGTGCACCCACTGTGGTTCTTCCGCCAGTACGACCAGGACCGCGGCCGAGAGCCGGCGTTCATGTGCAGCCCGAGGAAGTGTGAGGTCATCCGAGACGACGGAGTTGAGCGTGTGCTGGAGTACCCGATGGATGTTGTCCGCGCGACGGTGGGCGGTTGAGGATGGAGACCATGGACGAGCTGAGTGAGGCGCACCTGCAGCACCTGATCGATGAGCGGAAGCCGGACAACACGATCAAGGCGCGCCGGCGGGTCCTGCGCCTGGTGGGCAACGCTGGCACGGCGCAGCGTGAGGAGATCGAAGCGTGGTGGAAGACCAGGGCTGATCTTGCTGAGGCGACGCGTGCTGCGGACCTGTCGCAGCTGCGCGGGTTCTACAAATGGTGCATGCGGTGGGAGCACCGGTTCGACGACCCCACAATCAGGATCGACGCACCGAACGTCCCGAACAACCTGCCGCGGCCGATCAACCGGCACGACTTCGACATCCTCCTGAACGGTCTCGACCCGGAGATGCGTCGCGCGGCATGCCTGGGCGCGTACACGGGGATGCGAGTGTCTGAGGCTGCGGCGGTCGACTGGTCGAACGTCGACGACGAGCTTCACCGCATCACTGTGCTCGGCAAGGGCCAGAAGTCGAGGCTCGTCGCGTACTCCCCGGTCCTGCTCGACGCGTTGCTGCCGAACACCGGCGGCAACGTCGTCACCGCCGGCGGGACGCCGTACACGGCGGCGCAGCTGGAGCGGAAGGTCAACCGCGCCATCGAGCGGCTCGGCGTCGACGCCACCTTCCACCAGCTGCGCCACCGATACGGCACCCTCGCGTACCAGGCCACCGGGGACCTCATCGCCGTAGGCCGGCAGATGGGCCACACGTCCCCGGTCACCACGGCGATCTACGCGGCCGCTTCGGACGCTGTCGCGGACAAGATCGCGCAGGCGGTCGTTCGGTAG